GAGAATCTTATTAAGGGTGGGTTCCAATTGAACAACCGTCAAGCTAGGGCTATCAAGAATCCTATAGAGGACTTCAATATCAACCAAGGCCTATGGTCTTTGGCTACCGCCTACTCAAACTAGTTGGTTAGCAAGTCGGAGCTACTAGCATCACGCTAGTGCTCTGCTTGTGACCATTAGCACGGAGCTAGCACCACAGCAATGACCTAATTATGGTAGATAGGAGGGCCCTAGCCGGGGGCCCCGCGTTGACCCACCATGCACACCGGGGAATTTTTGAAATTCTATAAGAATATAAATACGTAAATAAATGAAAGAGACAATAAAGAAAAAATTAGTAGACCACATGTTAGCAAATGGTAATGACTTTTCTTATACAGAAATGATCGAGTTCATTTTAAAAACTAACTATGGAAAAGCATACCAATATGATCATACTAGTTCAGACCGTGGTTACTATGCCACCAATTTCTCTAAGAAGTGGAATGGATATATGGTAAATGGTAAAGGTCCTTGCGGTGTGTACAAAAACGAAAATGGAAGGTATAGTGCTACCTATTATAAAAAAGTAGATAAAATGACAGAAAAAAACATATATAAAAAACTGTTTGACACAGTAGAAGAAGCAGGAAAATTAATCGCCAAATTCGGTAACATATCTATTCCAGCTACAGTTAAGAAGACTCCAAACGGAAAGTATATTGTAACATTCAAAATTTAAATAAAGAAACATGGATAAATTCAAACAACATTTCGAAGTATGGGAAAAGATCTTAATGGCTCTTGCCCTAATTGCATCAGCATCAGTAATGACAGTTAATCTAAAGGAAGGTAATGATTATGCTTGGCAGGTTGTTGCTATCCTATGGATTGTTACCTCTTGGTTAAAAACAAACAAGATCAAAGAACTTGAAAATAAATAAATATGAATTTTAGTTTTAACAGCAATTACAATACAATTTATTTCATTCCTACCATATCCATTTGTTATGAATATGTAAATAATAAATTAGACTACATGTTCTTGGATATTTCCTTCTTGAAATGGTGTGTCACTTTTACCATCAAAAAAATGACATTTTAATTTGAATGTCCGGGAAAAATTTAAATTTACAAAAAAGAATAAATACAAAAATATGAAAAAGACAGAAGATTTGGAAGTAAGGAAATTCGAGGTTAACGAACTCACCAAAGAACCAGGAGGGTATTTCATTACCATAGAGAAAAAGGATGGTACCATATCCAGAGGCGTCAACGTCAAAAGTATCAAACATTACCTGGGTACTACCATACCAAACTCTTTCTTGGATGGAAATGAAGTTACTCGTGTTTATTTCACTGGTGGTGGAAACGATATGATCTATGAGAATGGGAAGTTCTTTAATAGCAAATGGATACTCTGATAGAGTGGAAATGTCCAAAGTGATAAATTTGTAAATACTATATTTTAGGGCCCCTATGCGGAAACGGGAACTGCTTTATTTATTTATTAAGTAATTCAATATTTATTAGTAGCAAAATTATTATAATGAAAGATTTTAACATCGCAAAGTATTTAAGAGAAAACTACCTTGGTTCACATGCTATTCTTGGTAACTACGTAGACCTCCATGCTTTAAAAGAAGAAGAGGAAACAAAGTTAGATACAGAAATTCCGTATGAAGGTCCAGAACGTAAGGTGGATGGCTTTGGTGATAAATTTAAGCAGACTAATGCTGTAGAAGAGGTTGATGAACCTCCTTTTGGTATGCCTGATAAAAGTGAAGAAAATCCTTGGATGGATGAGGTAGATGGTACTGCTGCTTATAAATTTGGTAATTGGACTTGTTATTATGATTATCCTGGTGTTTTAGCTTGGTCTTATAAAGATGTACCTCTTAATAAATTAGCTGTATATGCCACTCCTGATTGGGAAAGTGATGGAACTACTCCAATTCAAATAGACATTGATGAAGAGACTCAAGATAAAATGACTTTAAAGCAAAGTGAATTTGCAGATTTTAATGAGTACGCTACTGCTATGAAACCTTATCTTGATAGAATAGAAGATCTAGAATCTGATTTTGGTTCTTTGGCCCCTGTTGATGAAGGCATGAATGATGATGATTCTGTAAATCCATTTCCTTCATTAATGCCAGATGAGCAAGGTAAGTTTGATCGCATGATGGGACTTATTGATACAAATATTGAACCACGTCTTGGCCAAATAAAATCTATTATTGATGGTTCTAGAGAACAAGGATATGCAGATAGAACAATATTTACTGTTCTTGCAAGACATCCACTTGTTAGAAATAGTATAGAAGCTCTTGTTGATGATGGTTTTGAGTTTCAAGATATAGTTGACTTCTTTGCTACTGACTTTTCTCAAAATGAAGAAATTGCTGGATATGATGCTGGTGTTCAAATGGAAGGCTCAGAAGAATATACTGTTGATTTCGGTACTAATACAATGACTTATACATTAGATAGAGATAATAGTGTTCTTAGAGGATTAAAACCTGGAATTGTTCCTGGTGCTGATCGTGAAGAAGATATCATACCTGTTACAATAAGCCCTGAAGGATATTTATCAACTTCTGATAGAAGAATTAAAGATATATCTCCTAAATCTAATAAAAATCCTTTTTCTGATCCTAGTTACAGAAATATAGACTAATTAAAAAAATAATATGGCATTCAACTTTAAGCAATTTACAGCAAATAACCCTCTTCTAAAAGAAATTGATGCAGAAGAATTTGATTACATGGATAATGATCAATTAGATGCAGCAGGTCTTACAGGAGATAAGGTTGGCCCAGATGAAGGAGGAAGTTCTTTTCCTAGAGTTGAATTTGAACAAGCTGTTATCAAAGCTTTAAAAGCAAATATAGATAAAGATACCTTACATAAGATAATTGATTGGAATTAACCTTTGCAAGCCCATACATATAGCCCTCGGCAAGTGCCAGGGCTTTTTTTATTCTACATCCTTTCTATAGAATCTACCTTGGATATTATCGTTATATGAATCTATATGAAGAACTTTGTAATGCATTTGCCACCATACTTCATAATAAGTCAATTGTTTCTTAGAGTAACATAATTGTAAGATCTCTCTAGCAAACATATCGTCGCCTACTTCTTTTCTTTCTTGATTAAGAAGCTTATTACTTCCGTGATATGACAACCAATCAGACTCTTTAACTATCTTCCTCTTGCGTGGGACGCGCCCAGGTTTGTCCCATTCCGCGATCTCTTTCTTGGTTAATGCTTTATTGGTATTATTGAAAAGGACCTTTCTACCTATATAGAATTTGCCATTGACTAGATTGACAATCTTATATATAAAACCTACGGTATTAGGGGGAAAGTCTTCTATTGAATTAAACTCTCTAGTAACTCCTAGAGGATCGAAATATAACCATTTTTTCATACTTTATTTTTTAACTATCCCACCTTATAATAAAAGTCATATCTGTATTAGGTGGTACTGGATATGGCCTTGATAATTTTCCTACTACTAATAATTCGTCTTGATCATTATATAATCCTACAGTAGTTGTATAAGGATGAAAATCTGAACCTGTAACTGCATCAATGTAAGAACCTGTAGATCCTGCTACTGTTGCACTAGGATTTTGTGTGTAGTTAAAATCATTTTCTTTTACTCTACATCTAACTTCGTTTTGATATACAGTTGTTTCGGCTACTAAATTAAGAGTATATGCAGAATACGTTGGCATACTTATAAATATTTGTTACTACTATTCTTCAAATAAAGCTGATGCACAGTTTCTACAAATTGTTTCATAAGACTCTTGGACTTTTTGTTGGTGGTATTCTGTACCCCAAAAGTCTTTTAGTTCTTGTGTTTTAAAATCTCCAAACTGAACTTCCATATCATAATCATTACAACATAAGAATACTTTGCCTGCAGCATTTACATGTATCCAACCTACTGGTCTACCTCCTACTTCTATACCATTACCACAACCAATAACTTTTTTAGTTTCATCTCCTCTTTGTAAATTTCTTTTAATTGCTTTTTTATTAGTCATTATATGATCTAACAATCCGGCTCTATCAATTAATGAAGGTACAGGAAATATTTGCATTTCAGGAAATAGTTGTTTCGCCTTTTCAACCTGAGATGCTAATTCTCCAGTATAGGGATCTAAGTCCATATCTTGAGGAAATTCTGGTCCTTTATCTAACCAGCCTCCTCTATTACTAAAAGAGTGGTGATTAGATCCATTTATTTGTATAGAAAAAGATTTATTTCTTACCATATCAGGTAACTTTTCTATTGCATAATTTATATTTGAAATAAGTTTATCAAATTGTTTTATGTTAATGCCGCTTCTTTTACTCCAAGTTTCAGCATCAAATCCAGGAGTATTAAGACAAATACCATTAACAACACCTTTATACTTTACAATTAGATCTACTTTTTCAGGAGTTAATGGAATACCATTTGATAAAACCATAAAACATAAACGATATTCTTGACATATTTTTAATAACTCTTCAAAATGAGGATATAAAAGAATTTCATTATAATGAGCAGTATAAAATCCTCCAAATGATTTAGCAACTAGACCGTCTTCTTTATTTCTTTCTTGTATAAGATTTTCTATTATTTTTCTTAATAGTTCAGGACTCATTACTTCTTTACCATGAGTAGGATTTCCTTTATACTTTACAGGACAAAACCAACATCTAGCATTACATACACCATAAGGATCTAATTGCATTTGGTGTATCTTAAATTTTTCAAACTGTTCTTTTACTATCATGCTAATGGAGATTTTTTTTCTACTTCTTGTATTTCTTGATAGTATCTATAACTTGCTGTTCCTTCTTTTATTCTAAGATTCAAATTATATGGTACTGAATCGCGATAGTTTGCTTTATAAAATTTTCCTCCACAAGAACAGGTTACTCCTGCGTTATGAAATATAGTAGCGTCATTAAATCTTTCTTCTCCATCTAATGCCCAACAAAAATCTAACTGCTTTATTATTTTAGTTTCATGACCTCTTAACCAACCATTCCAAAGAACTGCCCACATATCTGCACACCATATTTGAAGTTCATGGTAAGATTCGTTTTGTTGTTTCTTTAAATTATTTAATTCTGTAATTTGAAAATATAATTCTTCACAATCTTTTTCTACTTTTTCCCAAAATGTATAATCAATATTTTTAAGAATATATTGAGCACCACCTGAATTTGAATTCATTAATTTAGGAATAACTGGATCAATTCCAACTATTTCACACATTTTTAAATAAACATCTTCTCCTTTAGATTTTATATAAGTGTAATTTATATAGTTATTAGTATCACTTAAATACCAAATATCATCGGGTAAAAAATTTCTAAAATCTACTGGTTTAGTAAATATAATATCACAATCATGATAAAATATTGCTTCTTTAGAAAGCTCAGGATACTCTTGAAAATGTTGTTTTAATATATTAGGTCTTATTGAAGAAACATATTTGATAGGCTCCTCTCTAGTATCTGGATAAAAAAAGAATCTAACATCTTTATAGTGATCTATTAATTTTTCCCATGCGTCTATAGATTCTTGACTACTAGTATTATCGTAAGGGTTACATGCAACTAAGATATCTATATCATCATAATCTATTCCACTTTTAATAAAGTTATTTATCATAACTTCTACTTGCCAAGCATAATATACTAGCCTAGGCTGAACACAAATGTAACGTAAATTTTTCATAACAAATTTTATTTAAAAAAACTATTTATTGTATAAGTGCATTTTCATAATCTTGATTAGTAATAATAATTATTCCTTGAGCATATAGAATATTACCAACATGAACATCGTTATTATTTGAATCTATAATGTTACCATTTCCATCATCTATAATATTATAAGTAGTTCCTGATAATTTAAAACTTTTTCTACTTATATTTTCACCAAATATTGTTCTAGGTATTGCCATAATACTTATTTGATTTCCTGATCCTGATGGAAAATACCTGTAGTCATTATCAAAAGTACCTTCGGCTGCTGTTGATTGTAAATCATCATTCCAAGCACTAGCACTATTATTTAATGATCCTGTTAAATAAGAATTATAATAAAGTTGTTTTGCTAATTTATAAACTAAAAAATCCTCTCCATTTAAATTAAAAGATCCATTGATTCCTCTATTTAATGTTATTCCATAACTTGTGGCAGAGGAACTTGCATAAGATGCAGAATATTTTAACTTAATTGGATAAGTAGAAATATCTGATCTATCAAGAGTATTTTTTGATAATCCCATTATAAATTATTGTAGTAATTTACTACCAGTCTAATTTAACTCTTATCAATGCTTCTTTAGTAAAGTCTTTTGTAAGAGGTTTAGACATTTTAGCTACAGCTAATAACTCATTATTATCATTATATAATCCAACAGTTGTAGGATATGTTTGTGGACTATTAATAAAATTAGAATATATTAGATCACCAGATCCTGTTATAAATGAAGGGTTAGTAGTATAATTATAATCAGCATTTCTAAATCTTACAAATATATAATCTGAAGAAATGGTTTCTTGTGAATTAAGTTGGAAGTTAGAACCTGAGTTTATTATTGTATAAATTAAATGATTATTAGCACTAGATGCTGCTAGTGTATTTGTGGTAGTATTAAATGAAGTTAAAATACCTCCTGCAGCAGTACCTAAAGATAAAGCTCTTGGATTTAAAAGTATTAATCCAATATCAGGTAAAAATAAACCATAACTTCCAGATACGGTATATCCTTGAGCAGCGCCTGCTAAAGTTGGACTATTTCTTGCAGTTCCATTAGAACCTGATACGATATCATAAACTCTCCCTCCATCTACGTATGTTATAGTAGATACATCATTAGAATTATCTGTTAGTCTAATAGGACCATTACCAGCATTAGCTAAAGTTAAATTAAATGTACCAGGAAATAAACTTTCTTTATATTTATTTCTATCTATTTGAATAGCTATTAAATCAGGAGAGTTTGTATTCAATCCACCAAAATTTACAGGGCTTTCTGCATCTCCATAAATTAAATTTCTAAATTGTCCAAATGTAATTCTAGTAGGACTTTTTCCAGGCACTAAAGAATTTATTGGTGCAGAACCAGATCCAGCATAATGACCATAAGCTACTGAAAATTGTACTGATGCTGATGGAGAACTAGTATTGCCATCATACACATCTATATAATAACTACCTGTAGTTGATGCAGCGGCAGTGTAAAAAGATGTTAATGTAGTTACATTATTACTCCAAGCAGGAGCTGTTACCGAATCAGCAGATACTACAAAATCTGTTGCATCTAATGTTGTAAATGACATATATTATTTTATTATGAGTTTACTTTTATAATTGTTACAGGTATGCTAATTCTAGCTCCAGAGTCGCGTCCAACTACAACTAAAGTAGTATATAAAGATGTACTAGAACCAAATAAAGTATTAACAGTTGTTGCCGTTAAATTAATAGTAGTTCCAATAACTGTTTTACTTACATTAGTACCAATAGTGGTTGTAGAATTTAACGAAGTAGCTTCAGGAGTATTAATTCCAACACCATTGAAAGAACTCATTGTTCTAACATCACCTATAGTAGCCACATATCCTGATTGTTCAAATGTTGATGTAGCACCAAGATAATTTAATGTTTGCGGAGTAATAGCAAGAGAAGCTCCTTGTTTTATTGTAATTGCTGTATATCCAAGATCTAAAACTGGTATTTTAGCAGTTCCTCTAGGAAGTGTAATAAGTTTATACTTCATAATCTCCATGTCATTAGGATATGCTTGAATTATAGGCATAGCTTCAATAGCCTCACCATAAAATGCAGATCCTGATGGATGATTTGGATTATAAAGAGTGTAGTCTATTTCATCATCAGCTAAGCTGAATTGAGTTATTCTGAATGATCCATCGTTTCTAGAAAGAAGTTCCCTTCCTTTTTTAGTAAGGATGGCATCTACTACTACTGATGTACTACTTAAATATGACATATAAATGGGCTTTTAAATAAATATGTGTTATTGGAAAATTATTGTATTTGTATCTGGATCTATTAAATTCTGTTGCTTAAGAGCTTTTATAACATTTCCTGAGTTGTTTCTTACAGCAGGATCTATATATTGTGGAAAAAGAATTCCATTTTCAACTATAGTAGAATCCTTAGGATTATATCTAAGCATTACATTAGTTTCATCTGGTACGTGTTTCCAAACTATATATCTGCAAGCTCTCCATGGAGCATTTGTTAAAGTATCAACTGGTATAGTTGAACCTGTAATAAATAAAGCTAGGTTAGCAGGTCTATCTAATTCAACTAATAATCTAGAACCAGTTACTCCAGATCCTGTAACTGATGTGTTTTTTACTACATATTCAAATCTTTCATCCCATGCTAATCTAGATGCAGAATCATATAAAGATATTCTATCTCCCACATTTAATGTAAAAGGAAGAATAACGTCATCTAAAAGAGATGAAGTCCAAGCAAGATCTGAGTTTGAATTAAATGTTAATCCATTTCTATCATAATAATAAGCTAATGTACTATTAAATACTAATTGATTAGATTCTGATATAAAATATAAACAAGGAGAACCTGTAACTTGTGTTGTATAATATTCAAGAAAAGTAGAAGATCCTGGTGAAGGGGGAGTACCGCTTCCTGATCTACGTGCAGTAACAGTACTAACAAAAGGCTGAAGACAAGTTGAAATATACTCAAAAGTTGGAGGTAATCCTATGAAAGACCAGTCTCCAAAACAATTAGATGCCTGTGTTGTTGTAAATACTACCTCGGTAATACCAAAAGAACTTCCTGATTGGATAGCCGCATTAAAACTTCTAACCTCAGTTCCACAAATACCAGAAGTATTTACTATAGTACTTACAGTGGCGGTAACATTATAAGGAACATTACCTCCGTTATACGAAACACGAAATGAACTTGAATAATTACTTGTACCATCTAGATCACCAGGTGTACATGGTTCAACTTCATCTTCATCAGTAAACCATTGAACTGTCCAATTAGTTTCATCAAGAACAGCGTCTCCAGGAACTGCTGGGGATGATACATCGATTCTTTCTATAGCAGGAGTATCTAATGTATATCTTTGATTATTTGCTGAGGATCCACTTATATTATGTAATATTGGAAGATATCTAAATCCACCTTCAAATATTTCTAAAGTAGGATTATTTACTAATTGTTGAGAATACGGATTTTTTTCATCATATTCAAATAAAGAAACATCTGCGGTTTGCCCAGATTTAAATACATTTTGTACGCTAAATATATTTTGATTTGTTTTAGTTAAATCTAAAACATTTTCATCATTATCAATTAGATACTTTATTTGTGCATTAGATCTACCAGGTAAATATATAGAAGCTCCATATATATCTAATAGATATGCATATTGATATTTTATTTTATCTATAGTTGCAGTTTTACCATAAGAAATATCTCCTGGTGTATAAACATTGTATAAAGCACTATTAATTATAGATCCAACATATCTAGGATATATAGATCTTTTTAGATTGTAGTTATAGTCTTGAACATAAGCATATGGATCATTAGGATTAGTATAAGTAGCGTAATTATCTACTTGAGAATTATTTATCGATTGAGTAACTATTCCATAGTTAACAGGTATAGTTTGATCAGCATTATAATCTAAATCCCAAAGTATTTGTGATCTTACAGATTGAGTAACGTTTTGATATAGCGCCCCTAATGAATAAGTGACAAATAAAGAACTGGAAGGAAGTTGAGATATTTCAAACTGAGGAAATTCTTGTCCATCAGTAACTATTATTATAGAACCACTAAGTTCTCCAGTATATTTTTCTATTCCATCAGAGCTTATAAATTGTACAGAACCAGATGGAGTCATTATACTTCCTGTAAATGAAGTAGAACCTATAACGGCTCCTGCAGATGAACCTGATATAAATGCAGTATCTATAGACTGAGAATAATCATTAAAACTTGCACTAGGTTCATGTCTAGCGTATTTATTCCTCTCTAACACGTGCGATTTAATTATGATACCAGTAGAGAGATTAGCTCTAGCAGGAACATAGTCTTTAATCATTTTAAAAAGAGAGTTATTATAAAACTTAACTAATCTTATATATTCCCAAATACTATTTTTTTGTGTATATGAACTAAAATATGTTTCATTAAAATTTACTAGTGGAGTATAAGATGCTGAATACTGATATCCTGGCGATCCAATTAATTGATCAATATTAAAGTATCCTTCAGATGTAACTATATTTTTATTAATAGTATCTGCTGGAGAAAATCCAACTTCTATATTGGTAGTATTAATTCTATTAATATTTTGATAGTATTGTAAACTTGCTTCAGGATGTAGTAATGATGAAGATAGAGTTAAACTACCAGTTACGTTTCCTCCACTTCCTGTTACTATTGCAACTTTATATGTAGATGAATCTAAATCAAATATGCCATCTACAGAATTAACAGGAGTTCCTCCAAATTCTCTAACTGTTAAAATATCATCAGGAATACCAAATGTACTTATAAGAGCTTTAACACCTCTTTCAGTACCTTTACTTTTAAGTAAGTAAGGTAAATTATGATATAGTCTTTTATATAGCTCTTGTTGAATATCTTTTGCAGCAAGTGTTTCTAAACTTGAAGTAACATATTTTCCTCCAATTGCAGTTATTTTTTCTGAACCCGTGGGAGGTAGTAATGATCCATCTGTATTTATTCCAAACAACGTATAATAGAGGTTGTCTGATACATTTGAATTTGTATATAACTGGATCCCAAGACCTCTCAGTGCGTCTCCAACAACGTCTAATGATATTCCTGTATCAGGGTTATTTGTAGCATTATATCTATTAGAAAGATCTTTATAGTAGATCCATATATTATCAAAGTGTTGGCCAATCATATCCATAAAGGTAATGAAAGGTTGGTTATTTGAATCGTCTAATAAATACTGAGGGATGGAATTATGTAGTAGATCTTTATTAGTGGAATCAAAATAAGATGCACTAAATAATAAAGATTGAGTTGTAGCAGTAGGAACTGTGTTTACAGATCCTAAAAAATTACTGACTTGAGAAGAAGTTACTGAATATAGTTGATAAGGTTGTGTAGAATTTAATTTAGGCCATGCCCAACTAGATGAATTAAAATAAAGAAAATATTCGTATGTATCAAATTTTTCTATTATATTATCTATAGCCTGTTGCGTTGAATCTATAGAATTTGCAGAATATATTATATTTCCAGATCCTCCTGCTACTAAAGATTGACTATACTGCTGAGTTTTATATTGTTCTATTAATCCTACTTTATAAACAAAATTGTTTATTCTTTCAACTGCACTTGAAAAATGTATAAAATTTGAAAAATTAGTATAGTCTACATTTATAGATATCGATCTATCTTGATAATAACTTATTAATTTTTGATACGAAGAACTTACAGGACTAGCTAATAAATTATCGTAATTATAATATGGGGTAGTCTGTCCATTTTTATCATTTATTTGAACATTAAAATTAGGGCCTCTTAATCTATTTACTTGTTGTATATCCTGCGCTTCAACAGTAATAGAAACATTAAAACTAACAGATTCTGCTACTTTATCTATTATCCATAATTGAGATTTTAATGAAAATTCAAAAGGTAGTGGTTCGTATAATTTTATTATTAAATAAGCACCATCATCATCTTCGGTAAGCGCTACATTATTTGCGGCTATAATTTTATTTTCTCCAAAATTTAAATAAAATACAGGATAATAATTTTTAGTAGCAATATAAGATTGATAAGAAGTAAATCCACTTCTTATAGCATCATTACTTAGTGTTTGAGATGCTAATTTTAATTCTTTCCCTGAAGGAGAAATTTCTTTTATCCAATAATAATTACTAATTGAAGAATTAAATAATTTAGTATAAAAATTATATTTTATATTTAAATCTCCTCTAAAAAATCCTCTACTCTTTAAATCTTTTTCTGGATCTAAAGAAAGAGCTGAGTAAGTATTATTTTGAGGGTTATTTAATAAATACGGATAATAATCAAATGCACTATAATCAGAAAATAATAGTAAGTTATTTTCATCATAAATAAAAAGTTCTAAATAATCATTAAAATTTCCAAAAGAAGTATTTATAAAATTAGTTGTAACTAAAGATCTATCTTGTGAAGATAATTGACCTAAGTCGTTTCCTCTTCCTCTATATTCAATATTAACTAATTCCATTATACTATAGTATTTATATCATTTAATGATTGATTTATATCTAGTATTTGCTGTCTTAAAGAATTGATTTCTTCTATAAGAGCTTGTTTTTCAGCATCTAGTACAGAACCTCCTATATACTGTTGACTTGTTTCAACTAAATATGTATGAGAATTTATAGATCCAGATACAGGAATATCAAAAAACAAATCATTATAATAAGTAAAAAATTCATCTACAGTTACAATACTTGAAGTTACAGGAATTTCTTGAGGTATAAGTTCTTCAAAATCCGTATCAATAGCTTTTGTATATGTATTTAAACCGTATATTTCTTTTGTTAATTCAATATTAGTCATTATCTAGTAACTTTAAATATTAAGTTATTATCTATTTCATAAGATGTACCATCAGATAATATTGTTTTAATTAATATTTTATAATATCTTTCTGGTTCTAGTCCATTCATATATAAGTTAAAATAACTATTTATTCCATCACAACTAACTTTTGTATACGAAGTGTCATAATCTATTAGTATATCATTTGTCTTTACATCTTGTAAAGCCCAATAAGATGTTTGCGGAAGGGCTTTATTAGTTGTATATAAAGAAGATGTTGTAAATGTTCTTACTGGATATTTATCTCTTACATTTATATTAAATCTATATTTTCCTGTTCCGTATTTGTAAGTGTCTAAATTATTTGATAATGTAATTACACTATCAGTACTATTAATTACAGAAAGACTTCCTGTGGAATATAAAGTATCATCCCATTTTATTTCTAATGTTGGAGGATAAATAGTGTGAGTATCAACTGAGAAAAAACTTAATCCTATATAGCTTCCTGAATTTTGTTCAATTGCATTAGTGTGTTTAGCTATAAATCCATAATTTGATCTAGAACCACTAAACCAAGTATTAACTATAGAACTAACATCTACATTTATATCTTTATTATCTGGATAATTGAATGATTGCGTAACTACTAAATTTGTCCATGATCCACCACCGGGAGTTAAATAATATGATCCGTTTCCCCATTGATTAGATGCTGTTGTAAATTGATTAGGACTATACCAACATGCCCCGTTTCTAGTTTCAGGGGAGTCTCCAAACTTTCCTGTTCCCATTTCCCAAGATTGAGAAACTTGTCTAAATTCTAAACTATATGTAGTATTTAAGTTCTCAGCAGTAGCTAAGAATAATCTTAGATTAGTTTTCCATGATCCTGTAGCAAATGATTTTAAAGTGGCTATATCTGAATCGGAAAAAGATATAATAGCTCTTCTTAAATTATCTTGAAGTAATGGTTCTGAAGGAACAGGATCTACAAAATAATTAGAAGGATTATCTGAATTTTTAACTGATATTTCTAATATTTCATCAAGACCTGCATTAGCTGCAGGACTGCTTGAATATAAAGTAGTATCAGAAGAAGCAAATATTTTATATACGGCCATTTTTTATTTTTTTTACATTGTTACTACGCGACCTTGAATATCTGTATTAGGAAATTTTAATTCAAATATAGAAGGATCTAAAGATGGGTAAATTACGCCATTTAAACTTCCTGCTGAAATATCATAAGAATATTTTGAATATCCATCAGCTTCTCCAAACTTATTTACTATTTTTATGTCTTTTACAGTTTGAACACCTTCAACAACATCTAATAAAGAGTATATATCTCCTAATATAATAGGTTGATTTATTTGCCAGTTATTTATATTAAAAAAGTTTTGTAGTGCCAATATACATCTAGCAATTACATCTTGACTTGTATAATTAGGCCTGATTATAATTTCAAAATCGCATCCTATATTAATTATATACGCAGGTTTAATATTAACAGCGTCAGTCATCATTCTATAATCAGATAGATACGTCTGTAAATTTTGAAGTAGTGCTGGTGAAGGATTTGCTAAATTATTACTAGAATTAAGACCTAGTACATAAAGACTAACTAAAACTTGATCTTTTTGACCAATATCTCCTTGCATATAATTATTAAATGTAGCATCATCTTTAGTTATATATGCTTTAGATACTTTACCATATCGAGAAGGCATGCTAAGTGTTCTAGCTAAATAATCTTCTTGAGTTACGGCTCTGTATTGAGTAGGAAACTCTGCTGCTATATTCATTCTAAGCTCATCTATAGAATCTCCATCTCCACCCCCAGAAGCAGGGTCTGGATTATTTACAATCAAAGTATTTTCAAATGAAGAGTTTCCTGATAATATGTAAGAAGATATTTGAGTTAATTGATTAGAAAGAACATTTGCTTTTGCTCCTCCACCTACTAGATATTGAAAAGTTATTGTGGTATTTTTTGGTGCTAATCCATAAGTTTGAGTTGTTACAAAATTAGTCGGATCAAATGAACTAGATAGTGTACTAAGACCTCCACCAGTTAAACCGACACTTACATTATTAGGATTAGGCAAAACAGCAGTATCAGCAACAGAATTAATACCAGGCCCAAATTCTATTTCTAATGATCCATCCGATCTAAATCTAGATGTAAACCTTCTAGGTACAGATAGTTTCTGTATCATATAAGGAACTTGGTTTTGAAATTGATATAAAGATGGATAATTTGCTGCTGTGTTTTCCACAGGTCTTAATATATAATCTTGTGCTAAATAAGGAACTTCATACCAAGTATTACCATCAGAATCTTTTGCTTCTAATATAGTAATTATTGAATTGTCATTTATAGTTACTGTTGAAAATCTTTGTGGCGCTGAAAAACTAAAATTTTGAGTTTTTACTAATCCTGATATAGCTTGTACAGTTTTTCTTAATAAATAAGAAGTAGGTACATTTGAACCATTTAAAGTATAAACTTCAACTGTAGTAGGATCTAATGAAGATGAAGTATTAAAATTAACTTTTTGAGGAACATAAAATGTTACAGAATTATCCACATTTGATTTAATTTGCATTCCTTGTTCTAAAGTAAATGCGTAGCTAAAATCTGGTGCAACATCACCTCCACCAATATTAACTGCGGGTATTTGTTGATATACATCAAGGTTCACTATAGCAGCAGATGTTATTTTAGGTCTATAACCTAACATGTAGGATAAAGTATATAAATTATTTTTTTGTTTTGAATATTGTAAAAAAGTTTCTTGAATTTGATTATCTAAATAAAATGAAAGAACATCTCCAACATAAGAAGCCATGTCTATAAACATACTACCTGGGCTAGCCTGCGTAAAATCATTATACACAGTAGGATAATATGCTCTTGCATATTCTATAAGATCTGACTTAAAAGTAGAAAAATCTTTATTTAGATATCTTATGTCAATATTTGTTGCCATTTTTACATGTTTTGAACAGTTAATATAACTGAATCATTTTCATTTGAAGTTAATAATCTGTAACTAAATTTTATATTTATAGAATTATAATCTGGACTAGGTATTACATTTAGAGTAACTATTTCTATTTGGGGAAATTGATTTTCCATTTGCGTTCTTATAGATTGCTCTATTTCTTCAAAACTTTGTGTGTCTATTTGTTCGAATAATCTAGCTCTGAGGCCAGCTCCAAAAGTCGGATTAAAAACCCTTTCACCAGGATCTGTTAATAAATAATTTATTATATTATATTTTAATTGATCTTTTGTGGTATATACAGATGAAAATACATTATCAGCATCAAAAGGTATTTTTATTCCAATTGCAGTTGAAGATTTAAGGTCTAGTGGTGATATTTGTTTTAATCCGTAAGCCATTATATTTGTCCTTGTTCTTTAAGTTTTGCCATAAGACCTGTGAAGTCAGGGACTTCATTTATTTGTACAGCATCTATATTTGAACTAGGTCTAGCAGTTCCTAACATGCCTTCTACACTACCTACTTTAACTTCCTTAGGTTGGAAGGCTAAACCAGGATGTACATTATCTGAAGTCATATTAAAGTCTTCATTTAACATACTTTGAGCGGTATCATTTAAAAACGCTGCCATTGGATTATTTCCTGTAAATTTAACAGGTCTAGTAGTCTGTGTGTTTAAAGTACCAGGTATTTTTGATTTTACCTGCTCCTGTAAGCTCTTTTTAGGATCTGCCAATGGAGTTTTTTTAACCTCACTTAAAAGTTTAGGAAGCTCTTCTTTAAGAACAGATCTAAGTTCTTCTCTTATTAGTTTTCTTAATTGGTCTATTTGTCCCATATCTTATAAATATTATTTTATCAAGTTTGCTTAGTATTTGTATTATTACTAGGATTTATAGAATTAGAATATTTGTTTGAAGGATCCGCATTTTTTAAATTTGAACTAAGATTTTGGTTTTGTTTAGCAAGGGCTTTTTGAACCCTTTTCTTAAGAGCCTTACCACCTTGAAGATTGTCAACAAATGAAGAAATCCCCAATTCTTTATTTTCTTGAAAAATAGATCCTACCATTTCTAAATTTGCATTCAAATCACCTAAAGATACTTCATCTTCTTCAAGATACTTTGTAGATTCTAAAACTATGGCTAAATCATTAGGAGACAAAGAAGGAATATCGGATTTTATTAATCCTTTTGAATATAGTAAGAATTTAACTTCATTTATTATTATTAAATCTAAAGATGCAAAGGTTGGAGTAGATTGGACAACTATATATCCATTAATATCTCTTGCTATTCCATATCTTCTACTAATAGAAATTCCTTCATCTACAAGAGATTCTGATATTATTTCTATATTATATTCTCCTATATTTCTTAATGCTCTTTCAGATCTACTATTATATTGATCTAGAAAATTTCTTAAAGGAGTTATAGAGCTTTGTAAAGAGCTTATAGTATCTTGAACTTCTTTTTTAATTTCGTCTTCTACATTTGAACAAGCATCTAAATTATTAAGTATTATATTTAATCTGTCTATTATAATTTGCATACCTGATACAAGAGACGTGGCAAAAATAGCAATTAAATTTAAAACAAAATTTATTTGTTGTAATCTTTTTACGAGCTTATCTATTCCTTTTGCGCCAACAACATCTTCATTTATATTAGATAAAAGTGTAGTTACACCAGATGTAGTATATACGTTTGGAATAGGAATTCCAAAAAGGAATTTTCTTAATATATAAAATACCTTTAAAAGTATTAAAAATAATCTTATAAATGCTCTAGTACTATTTATATAAGAGACAATTTTTTGGGCGACTGAAGAAATATTTTTAGCTAATTTTAATAAATTTTTTAAAACAGGAATAATTTTTTCTACTGGTATTTCTCTATTTAATTTAGCTATTTCTTCTTGTATTTGGCCTCCTAGAAGAAAATCCGCGTTTGCTAATAGTGCAGCAGGAGTATTTAAAGCTTGAACTGTAGCACATATAGCCCTTGTTTTTTCTATTACAGATATAATTTTTTGAACTTCTTCAACAGGAATAGCACTAACATTTCCATATTTATCAAAATAACTTAATTTATCTGTAATAAAATTAGAAACTATAGAAACTTCAGGAAAAGCTTCTCTTATCTCAGGATCATTTAAAGTATCTATTAATCCAGTAAAATTATTTCTTATGCTTTGAATAAGATTATATAATCCTAATCTACTTTCTGGATTATTTACATCGCTATAGCTTGCAAAATATCCATCAATTATTTTTTGTATATCAAAAGCTAATTTTTGTAATTGCCATTTTTTTCTAGCTATAGGATTAGAAGGTATTGGGTCTGCTGGATTAAAAGCTTTACCTCCAGGTATTTGATTTATTAAATAATTAATTAAATTACAAAAGTCTACAGTAGAAATTCTTTCTAATATATAAATAATCCCTTTATCAAATGCTCTAGTAATTAAATTTCCTTGATCTTCATTAAGTGCATATTTTCCATAAATTATGCCATCTGTTTTACTTTGGGCATTTATTATAAATGTAGCAATTGCTGCAATAGCTTTTTCTAAACCTTTTGCAGATGTAGTATTTATATTTAATTTATCATTTACTAAATTTCTAGTAAGACTCATTTTGTAAAAGTATTTTTAGATAAAAATGAATCATTTTTTATAACATTCAATAGTGTTTCACACGCTGTATTAAGTTTTTTACCTGCTGATGATATTGATTGCATACTAGTTCCTAATTCTGATTCTGAGCATTGAGCTAATAAAACAGAAACGGATTGAAGTTGTTCTACAAAAATTTTTAATCTTTCATTGAAAAATTTTCCTAATACAAGAGGTTGTTTAGCATTTGGTCCTAAAGTAATTTTTTTACAATATAATAATATTTCTTTATTTGCATCTAAATTTATAGTTTTTACAGATGATAAACCAACTGCTTGTTTACCAAAAAGAAAAATTGCATCATTTTTAGAATGTAAAGTAACTCTGTCTGCTGATAAAATTATTTGCTCACCAGCAAAGGGAAATTGAGGATTATATGGAATACGTTCTGCCATTTTAAGTGGTTGAAGATTTTTGAGTCGCTATTTTATCTTGAGCATCAGCAGATGTAGCATCTGTAGAAATAGGCCTTGGAAATGTTTTTATAATAGGTCTAGCTATTACTTCCTGTTCTTTTTCTTTAAATGAATTTCTAGGAAAATTATTTATATCTTGTAAAGATATTTGTTGGGTAGAAGTTAAATATATACAGGCACCATCAGAATTAATATCTTCAATTCCTGGGTCAAATTTAGAAAGTGATTTTGATGGGCCTAATTTATTTACTATTATAGTAATAGGGTCTCCTACACTACCTGTGGGCGACCAGCTATTATATTCTTGCAATTCAGGTACTGTTGTACTTCCTAATCTTATTGTTTGACCAAATCTTCCTTGTAAGATAGTATCTCCTTCAAAAGGTTGTAAATTTAGAACATCTTGCTTTTCTAAAAAAGTATAACCAAAAGGTAAATCTGGTAATTCTATAGGATTACCTGCATATTCAGGTTGTTGAGAAAATTCTAATAGAAAATTTTGATATTCTTGTAAGTTAGGAAAAGCACCATGATTAGGATGATTCCAAAGATTATAAGCTGGGAAATAAAAGAACTGTTGATTTGTTATTTTATCATTAAGCCTTTCACTAGGACCAGTTATTATAAAAACAATTTCATTTACTAAAGGATATTGTTTTACAAAATTAAAAATAGGATAAGCAGGTTCTGAAATTTCTTCTGCTCTAGATGTATTAAAATTTGAATATAAAATTTGATATCTTATTTTTCCTATATCTGCTGGACTATTATAATCTTTATCAATTTCACTAGTACCACCTTTATAAGGACCCATTACTACTTCTTTAACTCTTCCTATTTGGAAATATTGCCCACCAATAGATTCTGGTGGTGTAGGATTATTTTGAAAAAAATTAGTAGCCATTATGCGCTAGGTAGTTGTTTAGGATCCTTTATTTTAATAGTTGAAACCTCAGAAAATAATTGCTCAATATCCTTTTCTGTAAGAACTCCTGAATCTTCCGAATCACCGGCTTTTTTACTTTCAGCAGCTTTTTGGAAAAGATTCAGCAATTTAAGAAGAACCTCGTCATTTTTTAAACTGGAGTCTATAAATCCTTTAAGTAAAGGAACAACTACAATAGCATCACCAGGAGTTTCAATCATATCGGCTAACCTCATGATCTCCTGTTTAATTGTAGAATCTTGATTTTTTTGCTTATCGTATACCTCTTCTACAAGATTGGCAATAGTTTTACCTTTGAATATTTCCTTATCAAGTTCCATGACTTTTTAGAATAAATATTAATAGTCATTGTTTTCAAGATACTGATTAAGGATAGTTTTGTAGATGTTTTTTAGCTTTTTAATTACCTTTGTAATGGTATTTGATTGAGTATCTGTCATCTCTTTAACATATATAAAGACGGCCTTTTTATTGAAAATATCTATGTTTTCCCTCTTTTTGAAGATTTCTAGAATAGCATCGGCAACCTTTAGTTCCTCTGTTTTGTCAAATAATTCTAATAAATTGTTATCTACATATTTGATAAAAAGCTCGACCACGTCTAGCTTATCTAGCTCTGGTTCTGGTTCTTTTACAAGGATGCTATTTAATAATGCATCATCATCATTCTGCTCTCCAATCTCAGCTTTTGCTACTAATTTCTTATAATTCTTTTGGTTATATATAATCAAATATCTTTTGGCAATCGTACCAAAATAAGAATAAGCCTTACCTTTAGATTGATCATAAAGGTCTAATTTTTGTAGAAGAAATGATATTACTTCATACTTAAGATCTTCTATATTATCAACCTCTGTATAATAGAATTTGAATGTATGAATGATATTTTCCACTAATTTATAAAATCCGTAGTGGATATCTTGATTATAGATTCTATTTCTTTCTGCTTGGTTTTTAGCAGCCCTATACCTTAGAATTGCTTCTTCAGTTTCTATTGTAAAATAGTTATTTTTTGTTTTAGGCTTTCTTTTTCTAGGCTCTCCTTTTTTGGTTAATAAAACCTCCTCCTCATTTAGTAGTGTATCACTCATATTATTCTTCTATGAATTCGTTAATTCTAGTTTGCATTTGTTTTACATTTTCCATAAGACTTAAAAACTCAGGATCAGATTGTACCCATAATTTAGAATCTATTTGATTTGCAGCAATATTAATCTCTTTCATACAATCTTTAATATTGTCAATAAATAATTGCTGTGTAACAACCATTGATTCTAGTCTTCTATTTTTTTGAAATAGGTTCCAAATTACATATCCTATAATAGATACCACCCAAACTATTAGGGCTATAATTCCTGTTGTCATAATATATTAATTTTAATTTGATTCAATTTTACTAGACATCAAATCTGCTTGATGTAGTATGTAAGCAATATTAGACCTTAATTCTGTATCTTTATTATAAGTAATATAATACTGCTTATTTGCTTCTTCATATAAACCATCATGGAGTCTGATTGCTAGAAACTCATTCTCTGAAACCTGTATACCATACTTTTGAAGAACAAATAGACTTCTTTCTGCAATTCTCATATGAGTTATAGCAGGATTATAATTAAACATAAGGCCTTGATTTTCTCTATGCCATTGTGATTGGTTAGGAATATAAACTGGATCATTATTTGTTCCTAGTTTACCAAGATCATGATTAAGTGCTGAGAAAGCTAATTCTTCAGTTGTATAATTTTTACTCTGGCCAAACTTATCCCAAACCTTTTCAAATACTAAAGCTGCTTCCGTAACCCTAATAACATGATCTAAATAACCACCAGCAAAAGCATTATGGTGACTTATTTTTGTAGAGGCAGGAGAAGTAGCAAGAGTTTCTTCAATATCTTTATACATTTCCAGAAGTTTATTTTTCCTATTACCAGAAATATATTTATCAATTAAAGAATAAAACTTGGCTAGATTTTCAGCCATTTGCTCAGGACTTAATTTTTTCATAACTTATTTTTTATTTAGAATTCATTTTCACTATTTATCAAGACTTCTATTTCATCTATTTTAGATTTTATTCTATCTAAATGAAAACTTAATTCTTCTTGAGATCTAGCAGTAGATATTAAAGCTCTTTGAGAATTTATTAAATTATTTAATTCAAATATTTTCCTTAATATTAATTGTTTGTATTTCATATTATAAATTTACAACTTTATTGTATACTCTATCAATTGATCTATAGAGTGAAAGGCGGTACCTTTAATTTTATCATTAAATATAATTTTTTTACTTATATCTTCATATGTATTTGCTATATATATTATCTCTTCTATAAAATTAGTATTTATCATTTTTAATACTATAGGATAGTTAGAGCAGCCTATTAAATCTTCAATTGAATCACAAAGTTCCGTATCCGATTTGCAAACTTCATAATCATAGTGAATATAGTTTTTACCTAATTCTTGCTTTAGTTTTTCACACTTACTACATCCTTCTAATACTAATAATTTAATCTTATTCATAAAATTCTTTATCTATTTTTTTCATTATTTGATACCACATAGTTTTTTCTTCATCTTTCATAGTATCAAATGTCATTGATAAGTAAATATATAATGCATTTAATTGCTCTTCTGTTATTTTATCTCCATCTATTTGAAAATCTTCTCCTTGCATAATAGCTAGTTTAAAGGTATTTAGCCTTTTTTTAGAGTGTGATTGACTTTGTTTTTCATTTGTAGCTTATATCTAAAATCCTTTAGCGGACTAAACCGTCGGATACTGCCGATATTATTTTAGGCTTTCACTACCAATTATTTTTGTATACCTGAAGCATATATTGGTCTTTACTCCTGGTAGTCGTTGTGCTTACTCATTCTAAAACTCACTCATGGAATTTAACCAAGCTATGGCATAGAGCCTGAGTATACGACATTAGTTTTACTAATATACAACAAATATTTGAAACAGAAAAATTTTTTTTAATAAATATTTTTTTATGTCATTTTTTTGTCTTATATTTGATAAATGGACAAAGAGTTACTCGTATTAGGATTATTAGAAACAGTTCTTGGTAAAGGAAAAGGATCTAAAACCACTATGGATTATGCATTCTACTGCCCAGTTTGTAAGCATCATAATCCTAAGTTAATAGTGAATATTAAGTCTGGACAATACAATTGTTGGACTTGCCACCCTGCTACTAAAGGTAAAACACCAGTATCACTATTAAAAAAAGTAGACGCTCCTACTGAAAAGATTATCGAGATGAAAAATTATTTTCAAGGAGATAATACAAAGATTGATACTACAAAACCAAATAAAGTAACCTTACCAGAAGAATTTATTTCATTATCTAACCCAGATAAATCTCTTGAGTGCAGACATGCTCTAGCCTATTTAAAGAAAAGAAATATTTCTATTCAAGATATACAAAAGTATAATATTGGGTATTGTAAAACAGGGAGATACAGAAATAGAATTATAGTACCGTCTTATGATAAAGATGGCAACGTAAACTATTTTATTGCTAGATCATTTGAACCTGATCCTTCTCGTAAGTACGATGCTCCTAGTTGTAATAAAACAGAACTTATAGGTCTAGAGTACTTTGTTAATTGGTCTATTCCTGTTATATTGTGCGAAGGTATTTTTGATGCTATTGCAATTAAACGTAATGCTATTCCTTTATTTGGTAAAACTATTCCTCAGTCACTCATGATGAAATTAGTAGAATCTGAAGTAAAAACAGTATATTTGGCATTAGATAAAGATGCTCTTAAAGAAGCATTAGATTATTCACAAAATCTTCTTAATTTAGGTAAAGAAGTTTATTTAATAGAATTAGAAGGTAAAGATCCTTCTGACCTTGGTTTTAATAATATGACCAAGTTATTACATACTGCGAAGCCATTGTCTTTCGGAGACCTGCTTCTCAAAAAAATACAACTAATATGATCGAACAAAACAAGAATGTCTATCGAGACAAGTTCTTAAAAAGAATCGTTGAAACAGATCCTGAACTTAGACAAATTACATTACATGATTCTAGATATTATCAAAGGTCGCCTGGGGTTTTTTATCCGTCTGTTACCACAATTCTTGGTTACTTTCCGAAAGGTGCTTTTTTCGAAACTTGGATTAAAGACATGGGGCATAATGCTGATATTGTTATGCGTCGCGCTGGTGATGAGGGAACTCAAGTCCACAATGCCGTAGAAAAATTCTTGAGAGGAGAGGAAATTAGATGGATTGAACCAGATGGTAAAGTTAATTATCATACTCATGTATGGAAAATGATCTTAAGCTTTACAGACTTCTGGACAACCTATAAGCCAACTCTTCTATTGTCAGAAGAATTCATGTTTAGTGACACCCACAAATACTCAGGAACATTAGATCTATTGGTAGATATTAAAGGAGAAAAGTGGTTATTAGATATCAAAACATCAAACTCAGTTCATGAAAGCTACTACTTACAAATGTCAGCCTACACTAAAGCTTATGAAGAAAGATACCTCCAAAAAGTGGATCGTAACGGTATCATATGGCTTAAATCTTCTAAAAGAGGGGCAGATAAGGCAGGCAAAAAAATGCAAGGTGCAGGTTGGGAAATAATTGAAGGAAAGAAGACAGTCGATGAATATTTCAATATGTTCTTGCATACCTATGAGACTTATAAGATTATGCATCCTGAGTCTGAGATTGAATTACTTACTCTACCTAATACCGTTAAACTTACAGATTAATATTTATTGGTAGTATGATCAAGCTACTAGATTTATTATTAGAAGTAAAAGATGGCAAAAAAGCTATTATAATGGCAGGCGGAGCTGGTGCCGGCAAATCCACTTTTGTTAAACAGATTAGACCTGACTTAAAAAAAGAAGACTGGATTGAATTGAATGCAGATAAGTATGTAGAAGACAAAGATAGTCCTATGTACAATAATTTAGCAGGAGCGTCTGTTCAGATTGATAAAAAAGATCTTCCTGAAACAATTCAATCTGGTAAAAATTTTTTATATGATACAACCGGTACTAATGTAGATAGGGTATCTAATATTAAAGATTCTGGATATAATATTATGATGGTGATGGTATATACTAATCCCATAGTTAGTTTCCTTCGTAACTTTTCTAGAGAAAGAAAGGTTCCTACTGTTGGAGTATTATCTAGTTGGAATAACGTATATAAGAATATCGATACATATAAAAAAATGTTTGGCGATAATTTTTATTTAGTAGAAACAGGAGTATCTGATGAGGAAAAGAAAATGGTAGATGAATTTGAAAAAGCATACAAATCTAATAAACTAAAAGAGTTTTTTGAGCAACTTTTATCTTCTGGTCAATTTAAGTCTACATTTAAAAAAGATCCTACTAAACAAAAATCTCCTGAAGAAATAGCAAAATCGAAAGCACTTGTTGACAAACAGATAGATATATTATCAAATCAGTTTGATACTATAGAAAAACAAGTAACAGAATTAAAAACTCAAGATATGTCAAGTGTTGTGTCTAAAGCAAAATCATTTATTAAGTCATGATTAACTTCGAACAACTAGGAAGACAGATAGTAGAGGATATTTTAAAAGAAGCATCTCCAGATGTAGGACCTTGTTTTTACCCTGGTAAATTTAAACCTCCTCATAAAGGACATTTTGAAGCTGCAAAGTATTTAGCATCTCAAAATTATATTAATAAGGTATATGTTGTTATATCTAATGTTACTAAATACGGTATAACTCCACAAGACTCTCTTTATATTTGGCAAGAGTATCTTAAAGCAGAACCTAATCCTAAAATAGAGGTTTATATATCTAAAGAGTCTACACCTATAAAAGACATCTTTTCTTTTATGGCAGAGAATCCAGATATTGATCCAGTATACGTTGCATCAGGTGAAAAAGAACAAACAGAATTAGGATATTTTGATTCTATACAAAAAAGATTTCCTAATAAAATAAGACCTGAAATTATACCGGCACAATTTGGTAGAATATCTGCAACTCAAATGAGAGCTACAATTAAAGATGGTAACTTTGAAGAGTTTGTTAAGTTTATTCCAGACTCAGCGTATAATAAAGGAGTTGCAAAAGATGTGTTTGGAAGATTATTGAAAATAATGAAATGATACCAGAACAAAGACAAGAGATAATAGAGGATTTTATACAGTTTGTAAAAAACAAACTTGATATAAGTAAACTTCCTACAATCAGGTTTTTAAATGACCGTGAATGGGCTACTGAAAAAAGAAGTTTTGGACAATATGATCCTAATCAAAGGCACTTAGATGTTTACATAGGCAATAGAAATCTAGCAGATATACTTAGAACTTTATGCCATGAATTAGTTCATCATAGACAAAATGAGCTTGGTAAATTATATAATAATGCTGGAGAAACTGGTTCTAATATAGAGAATCAAGCTAATGCTTTAGCTGGTATAATGATGAGAGATTATGGTAAGACTAATGATCTTATTTATGAATCCCTTCTTCCTAGTCTTAAACAAATCTACGAAGTAGAACAAAAAGGCGGTATTCAAATCTATTGTGATATGGATGGAGTGTTATGTGATTTTGATGAAAGGTTTGAACATTTTTATGGAATTCCACCTAGAGAATATTATACCACAAAAGGTTCTAAAGCATTTGAAGAGGCTGTAAATAAAGCTGGTGTTGACTTTTGGGCTAAGATGAATTGGATGCCTGGAGGCCAAGAATTATGGTCTATTATAGGTAAATATAATCCTTACATTCTAACTAGTCCAAGCAAATTTGAGTTTGCTAAAGAAGGAAAAAAGATATGGATAGAAAATAATTTAAATCCTCAACCTAGTAAAATATTATTTGCACAGACAGGAAATAAACATTCAGAAATGAAGACAGATCCTAAAAGATCCATCTTAATAGATGACTATTGGCCAAATTTAGCTCCATGGAAAGCAGAAGGTGGTATTGCAATAATGCACAAAGATATTAATAAAACAAAAGATATATTAAGTAAATTTAGAATAAATGAGGTTAGTTATTCTAAACCTAATTTTAATGTAGAATGGGAAGAAGCAATTCGATATCCAGAACTTAAAAAAATAGGTAAAGATAATTGGGAGAAGATATCTAAAAAAGGATACATAACAAAATATTCTAAAATAAAAGATGCGCTTGGAAATGTAGACTTAAATTTTAATAGTCTAGAAAAAGAAAAAAAACAAAGATTCCAATCCGCCTTTAAAAAAGGAAAAATAGAAATGCCAATAGCAGTGAAATTTTCTGATTCTGATTATGATCTGTTAGCTGGTAATACAAGACTTTCTGGATTAGTTAATAATGGAGAAGATCCTAATATTTGGATTGTAGACATTTCTAACTTATAAAATAAAAATACTGTTATGTTACCAAAAGATTCTACTCTAAAGAAAGAGTTTAAAAAAAGCGACGTTCAAAGAATGAGAAATATTATCACTGGTAAAACTGGTGATAGAACACAAATTCTTGGAGGTTGGGAAAATAAAATAGAAGAACATAAAGAAGGTGATATTTGGGAAGAGGATGGAAAGAAGTGGACTATTAAAAATGGCATCAAACAATCTATTACCAAGCTAGATAAGTTTAAGCATCTTATATCTTTACCTCTTACTTGTCCTAGTTGTAAGAAGCCCATGAAAGCTGATGAACTAAATAAGAAGATGTACTCGCTACATAAAGTTTGTTTGAATTGTGTTGTTGATATGGAAGCTAAACTCAAAATAGAAGGTAAGTACGAGCAATATGAGAAGAATATTCTTAATATGAATAAAAATGCTAGCCTTGAAGAGTTTGAACAGGCTTTGGATTCATGGCTTGAGGAAAAAGATACATTTGTAACTGAACAAGGGGATATTGAAAGTTGGCAAGGTGGAGACAAAAACAAGATATACAAGGAGCTAAAGGAAAAGATACAGGAGTTTAGGAAAACAGATATTTATTAGTAAATCTATATAGTATGCCATCAGCATCTAAACAACAACAGAAATTAATGGGTATAGTTCATGCCCTTCAAAAAGGAGATATGAAACCTTCACAAGCATCAGGAAAAGCAAAAGAAATGGCTAAATCAATGAAAAAAGGCGATGTAAAAGACTTCGCTGCAACTAAACATAAGGGCCTTCCTAAAAAGGTTAAGAAAGAAAATATGGGCGTTGCTTCTATGTATGTAGTACGTAAGCCTAATTCTGAAATGAATGAAGCTGATTTAGTATTAGAGTTTAATCCACTTGAAGGAATTCAGTCTTTAAATATAAACATGAATGATGTGCATTCTGTATATGCTAGTGCTGAAGATGCTCAAGAAATTGCTGCAGAAGTATATAAAAAATGTATGGATGAAGCTTTTCAACTTGAAGAAAAGAAAGGTAAAGTTGGAGACAAGTTGAAAAAAACTATTGACCATCTTGAAAAGAAGCGTAAAGAACATGTTGATATGGCTAAAGAAGATCCTAAGAATGCTTCTAAGCATAAAGAACATATTGCTAAGATTGCTACACAAATTGATGATCTTATGAGTAAGATGGAAAAGATTGAAAAGAGCAAAAAGAATGTTGAGAAAAAAGAAGATAAAGAAAATATTAAAGAAAATAAAAAAAGCACTTATACTATAGGAGATAAAACTACTCCAAACGGTAAAGTTTATTTTATATATAATAACGATACTGGCACTCAATCTGGAAGTTACAAAACTAAAGAAGATGCACAAAAAGTATTAGATAAAAAGAAAAATAGTTTAGAAGAAAGTGTATTAGGCACTATAGCATTAGGAGCAACTCTAGGTATGGGAGTAAATTGGTTAAAGAATAAGAAAAAGCAAATAGCGGCTGCTGATCAAAGAGATCAGGAAGAAAAAGAGCAAGCTAAAAAAGATCAAGAAAGATTAAAAAAAGTAGAAGATGCAAAAGCTGTTTTAGAAGATCCCAATAATAAACAAGAGTTGCTTAAAATAAAAAATGATAACGAGATTAAAACTTGGATAAAGACCATAGATACAGAATACAATAATTTATATAATAAGTGGGTAGACAGGGGAGGATATAGTACTCTTAATGATGAACCACCTCCTGTATGGGGAGACGGTTCTGATAATTTAATAAAAAATATAGAGAACAAAATAGTGTCACTTGTTGGAGCAGAAAAAGCTACAGAGTTACTAGGAGCTTTAAAAACATCAGGTAAAGGTTTAGATGCGGGACTAAAAAATGAAAAAAAACTAAAAGAATCTAGCTTAAATATAGGTGATAATTTAAAAGTTGGAGATAAATTTGTAAAAAAAGATAATCAAGTATTAACAATTAAAAAAATAGTAGGTGATCAGATTTACTTAGAATCTAATAAATTTGAAGGAAAATTATGGCAATGGCCTAAAGAAATATTTGATGCAGATGTTAAATCTGGTGAGCTTAGATGGCAACCTAAACAAAAACAAGACTAATGGAAGCCTTAGGTTTATTTCTTGGAACATTAATGCAGTCTAGAAATCAGGCTCATATATATCATTTACAAGTACAAGGTCCTGGATCTTTTGCAGCTCATAAAGCTTTGCAAGAATACTATGAGGATATAATACCTTTAATAGATGGGATTGCAGAAGGTATACAGGGTCGCTATGGTATTATAACAGGATATAAAATGCCTGAAGCTATTCGTGAAGATAATAGTCCTAAAATGTATTTTGAAGGACTTTCTAAGTTTGTAGAAATGATCAGACAGGATATTCCTCAAGACTCTTATATTCAAAATGAAGTTGACACTGTTGTTGATCTTATAGAATCTACTAAGTATAAACTCAAATTCTTACAGTAATGGATAAAGCTTTATTATCTCAAATAAAGAAAGGCATAGAAGTTGAGATGGAGCATACTGATGATCCTAAAATAGCTTTAAAAATAGCTTTAGATCATATTAAAGAAGATCCTAAATACTACGATAAACTAATTAAAGCAGGGCTTGAAGAATTAAATGAGGGAGAATTTTGTCCTCAATGTTTAGCTCAATATATAAAAGATCATGCTAACTCTTTACAAGAAGCAGAGTACAAAGGTAGAAAAGTACAACTAGGAAAACCAATGGCCGGCGATGTTAAAAAGTTTAAGGTGTATGTTAAGAACGCTAAAGGAAATGTTGTTAAAGTAAATTTTGGCCAGAAAGGAGTAAAAATAAAAAAGGGTAATCCTAAAAGAAGAAAGAGTTTTAGAGCAAGACATCACTGTGATACTAATCCAGGACCAAGATGGAAAGCTAGATACTGGTCATGTAGAAAGTGGTAATATGATTAAACTATTAGATATATTATTAGAAATGTATCCGCCATATAGATCTGATATGGTTAAAAAAGTAAGATACAAAGCTTCTGATACGTGGACCAATAACCCAGACTTAATAGAATTAGATCCCAAAAAAGGTACTGGTAAAAAACCTAAAGGATCAGACCGCAGATTATATACAGATGAGAACCCTAAAGATACTGTTAGTGTAAAATTTAAAACAGTTCAAGATATAAAAGACACGCTATCTAAGAGTGAGTTCAAATCTAAACCACATGCTAGACAGTCACAAATTATTAATCTAATACATCAGAGAGTTAGAGCAGCTTATAGTAAAGCTAAAGATCCTGAAGTAAAAGCTAGACTAAAACGTGGATTAGATTATATCGAATCTCGTAAAGAAGCATCAAAAGAAAAAACTAAACGTTTAAATAAAGTAAAAGAAACAGCAGATCCACAATCAGGAAAAGCAGCACCATATGGTTCTGGTTATGGAGAAGTAAAATAAAAATTTAAATAAGTTTCATGTCATTTTTAAATACTGCAATACCTGTTACAGAAGCATTTATTAGAGGAAATTTTTTAAGAAATCAAGAAGATTCATTTGATAAAAAGTTTCCATGTTATATTTTTGGAATGGCTTCAATTCCTTCTCAAGCTCCATTATTTCACTTTATTATGGAAGATGGAGGTTTATGGTGGAGAATGCCAATTCATGCATTTTGTTGGAAAGAAGATGCTATACAACAAGAATTAGATGAATTAGTTTTATGGGATTCTTTTACATATCATGTATCAGTAACATCTTTTCCTTTACTCAAAAACAAAACTTGCAAATTTATTTCGAGAAGAAGAATAAAGTATTCAGGAAGATATCTCTTTACTTTAGATTGGTCTAGTTCTGATGATATGAGTGATACAGATTTTGGATTGAGTGAATTTCCATCTCAACATAAGTGTGGACATTTTATAGCCATGGATAATGGAAATTTTGCAATACAACCTAATAATCGATTAACAATTCATGATCCGTCTTTTACAGTAAAAGAAGATGTTGTTATTAATAGAAAGTATAATACTACTTTATGGACTGCTGAAAGAAATTCAAGATGGGTAACCCCAGATACAGATATTATGAATTATGATCATACTAATTTAGAGTCCGGGGAATCTAACTATGAAAGATCTAAAATGTATAATCAATTAGATAATGAAACTGATATTTGATCATTCTTCAAGTGTTTACAATGGTCAAAATCCCCTAATCTATTTAGAAGCTAAAAGAGATAGCGAATCAGCTAAATACATGTTTGAAAATGGATGGGTTGTTTATTATAAAGACAATCAGGAATACTGGTATCAAACTCAATCTTCAAGATTAAAGATACAAGAAATTTCTAGCAAAAGAAAAAACCAACTATCCAAAATAAAAATCTCTTCACATACAGAAAACAAACAAATAGAAACCCCATCAGATCTACAACTTTATAATCAAGGAAAATTTGAAGACTTTTTTTTTGATGATCTTTTTTGGGGTAGGATAATCTATGTAGAAGATCAAGTATTGTTCTCTGTCATGAATGAAATAAAAAGTAAAAAGTCATATGGAACTCTTTCATTTTACTACTTACTAAAAAAACTTATAAATGACTATGAGTATTTGTATTTAGCTGATTATTTTGATATTTTCAATTATAAAAATAAGTTACAGGGTTTTGAATATTGGGATGGAAATACCTGGAAATAGTATAAATATGATAAGTGTAGTAAACTCCAACTTTAATTAATAGCCAGATATTTATATTCATATGACAAAGCTTCTAGACATTTTAAAGGAAATTAAAGAGTCTTTCATAGATTTTGCAGAAACCAGAATGAAGGGTGCAGAGAAGATTGCAAATAATGCAAAAGAAAAAGGTGGACTTTCTATGCTTACTTACAGCCACTTTATAGTAAAGCTTCCATATTATAAGAAAGCTAAACAAGGTGAGTTTAATATAGAAGAAGCTAAAAAAGAATATGATAAAACATATAAAAGTATATCTTTGAATATGACTCAAACAGAGTTTCAAAGAGAGGTTGGTAGACTAGAAGTATTAGGTGAACTAATAATTAGAAATAAATGATCAAGCTTAAAGACATATTAAATGAAGTTATCTCAGAAATGGGAGTAATGACAATACAACCCATTCTAGATTTGTATGATCAAAATCCTGAATTAGTATCTAAAGTAGTATTCCCTTATCATAAACTAAGATCTAAAGAAGATGTACAAGAGGAACTTTTAGGGATGGAATATGAAGAGTTTGATTCAATAAGAAGAGAATTAGATTTAAATCCTTTAGAAGAAGCTTGTTGGAAAGGATATAGACAAAAAGGATTAAAAAAGAAAGGGAATAGAATGGTTCCTAATTGTGTTAGAATAAGTGAAACAAAAAAGAAAAATAAAGTTAATCCTGCATATCTTACTAAAGATGCAGCGGCAATGAAAAAAGAGATTGATAGAGTAAAGAAGTTAAAGTCTGATGATCCTTCAGCATATGGTAAATGGGATGCTGATTATTCAGATAAGGCTAAAACTAAGAAGTATAAGACTAAGAAAAGTGCGGCAACTTCTGCTTACGAAAAAAGGTTTGGTAAAAAAGAAAAATAATGAAACTAAAAGAACTATTACAACAGTTAGTTGAAGAAAAATTAAAGTTTCAGCATTCTAATGCACCAGATGCAAAAGGTAGATTTAAAGAGTTGCCAGCAGAAAAATTAGCTAATTGGTTGATTAAAACAAGAAAAAGTAATATGAGTAAGATAACAGGCTCATTAAACCAACAAGCTAATTTTAATCGTAAAGATGATCCTGCTTATGCAAGGAAGATGGATAGAACTAGAGAGATAGTTAAAAAGAAACTAGATAAAAAGAAAAAGAAATGATAAATAAATTAGATATATTAAAACAATTACTCATTCTTGAGTATGATGCTGAAGTAGAAAAAGCATTAGCAAATAAAGCTAAGGCTACTAAAATATCTAAATCGATACTCAAAAGTGTTTATGCCAAAGGTGTGGCAGCTTGGAAAACAGGACATCGTCCTGGAGTTGGTCAACATCAATGGGCAATGGGTAGGGTAAATTCATTTGTAACAGGTAAAGGTGGAGCAAGAAAAGCAGATAAAAGTTTATGGAAAAAAGCAAGTAAATCTAAAAAGAAAAAATAAAATGACTAATATTTCATTCTTTAAGGCTCTTTTAATGAAAGAGTTGAACGAAAAAGATCTTCCTGGAAATCAAGAAAAGATAGCACAAGCAGCTGAACCTAAAGATAAAATTACTGGTGCAGACTTTGCTGCACTTCGTGCAAAAAAAGATGTAAAAAAAGAAGGTGAAGACCATGAAGTATCAATGGCTCAAAATAGCCTTAAATCAATTATAAGTTCAGCAAGTCAATTAATGAATATGTTAGGTCAAGATGAGAAAGATATCCCAGCTTGGATCCAAGATCATATTACTAATGCAGAGAACTTTATTAATCAAGCTTCTAAAAATTATCACGAATATAACGAAGGTAATACTGGTGAGTATGATATGGATGAACTTCCAGATGGGACAGTTGAAAAGTCAGCAGGTGATGCAGAAGATTTAGATATGAAACTTCAATCTATGATGGAAGCCAAGTTTATTAGTTTTAAAGATTTTTCTAAAAATTTAGAATTGTATAAAAAAGAAAATATCACTAAATCTCAACTTATTACTTCTTATAATAAGTTAAATGCAAAAGATCAAGATAAAGCTAAGGAACTTGCTAAAGGTTTAGATGTGTTACCTAGTCCAAAAAAGATTAACGAAACTTCTCTTAAATCTATGATGGAAAGTGTTGTAAAGCGTAAAAAAGCAAATAAATAATGCCAGTGAGTAACCAAGACATATTAAAAACAATACTCTTACAAGAGTTAGATAGGATGGAACCTGAACAATCAACGTTTGAGGATGATCCTATGCAGTTTATATTAAAAAAGTATGTAGGACTTAAGAATACTCTTGAGTATCTTATGACTCCTTCATTTGAAGAATATATCACTGGTATATATGTAGTTGCTCCTAAGCCAACAACATTTAAAATTGTTTTACATAATGGACAATTCTTTTTCTTGCAGTTCATGGGTAAAGCTTATGAAGCAACTGTAGAAGGAAAGAAATACTATTTAATGTCTATTGGTGAAAAAGAAAGATGTATGGTTGCAATATCAAGGCTTCTTAGGTTTGGCAATCCTTTAAAGACCAAGGGACCAGATGGTGCAGAGCAAGGTACTAGAGATTCAGAAGGACCTGCAGAAGAAGCAGGACCAACACCACCAGCAGAAACTAGTGCAGAAGAAGGCGGAGGAGAAGAGTTAACGGAGTCTAGGATATTAGAGGGCATTTTAAAAAAAAACCTAACCACCGAATTAACTATAAGCCCTGATTATAAAACAAAATCAGGTTTTAATCCTTACTATACATTAAAGGATGATGTAAAAAATGATATTGCAAAAGCAGCTAAAGTAGATCCTAGTAAAATAATTTTTAAAAGTACTAATGATCCTAAAGGCAAACCTGCTTTAAATAGAAAAGGAAACTATTCTTTTCAAGTCAGTATAGATCAAGATGGAAATATAAAAGATACAAATTTTTATGTTAAAGCATCTAAATCTGAAGTTACTGGTCACTATGGAACAGAAAAAAGGAAAGACTCTACTGCATCTTCTGATGTTAATGAATTTTTAACCGTTTATTTTTTGATAAATAATTTTAAAGGTACACCTGAAGAATTTATAAAATTTGTTAAAGGTAAAAAAGGATCTACTGGAGTTAAAACTGGAGATGGTGAAGATGTGATGTATGATAGATTATACAAAATGTTGGAAAAAGATCAGAGTCCTGAAAGAGATATTGCAATAGGAATCAATAATGCTAAAGCAGTTAAATCTGATATAGGAGGAAATACTAAGTCTATTTCTCAAGTTTATTGGACTCCTAGAACAAAACCTGAAGGAGTTGCAAGCAAAAATCCTTCAGATGTGTTAATTAAATTTAAAGATGGGAGCTTTCTAGGATACTCTAATAAAATAACTGGTAAAGGTCCTGATGTAACTCCTAAATTTAATACAAGCCTATCTGCATTTTCTAGTAAAATTGGAGATAGTCAACAGGATCAAAATATAAAAGATATAGTTGACAATTCTTGGAAACAAGCTGCAAAAAAAGTAAAAGGACCTAATGCATCTAAAGCTATTAAGTCTTTTGACATTTCTAAAGAGAAACATTCTGAAACTACTAGTAGGGGCGCTTTTGCAAATCTTGCTAGAGAGTTTGATAAAGACGGATTAGACTTTTATACAGACGGTTTTTATTACCCTTTTAGAAATCAACTTATACAAAATTTAGGAGAATACTGGTCAGATCCTGTAAATTTAGCGTATTTATTAAAGACAATAGGATTTTATACTTATGGAGAAGTTGATCCTAATATAACAGATGCGCCTTATAAATTATTAATAGGCACTGTGGATGGATCTACAATAAAAGATATTACTTCTGATGAAGAATCAAAAATATTATTAACAAAGTCTACTCCTAAAAATATAAAAAATATAGAGTTTGTATACCCTGGAAATGGTCAATCGTTCGCTATTAAATTTTATAGTTCTTTAATTAAATCAAATGTAAACATACCTTTGACTGTAAGAACTAGAGCCTCTGGTGGCTGGGCGGGAAAATCACTTTATATTAATACTCCAGGTTTAAAAATAGGATAAAAATAAATTTTTTTATTTCAATTATTTGTTGTATATTAGCCATAAATTAATCACATGGCAAAGAAAGATACAATCTATAGAACAATAAAGACTATAGAAGGAACAACAATCCACATTTACGAAGACGAAAAAGGTGCTACAAAACCCCATTGCGCCACTGGCCCTGCTATTCTTTACTCTAAAGGACAGAATAAACAAGATGAATACTATTTGTTTGGAGTTAAATACGATTATGATAAATGGCTAGAATTATCTAGACCTTTAAGGAAAGCCGCTACTAAAGAAGATTTTGTTGATTGATAAATATTTATAAGTAAATGTACGACCATGTCATTTAACTTAGAAAAGTATTTAGTTGAAAACAATCTTACCATAATCTCTAGAATTAGAGAAGAGGAAGATATGGAGGTAGAACCTTCAAAAGATGATCTTAAACAATCTGAAAAAGACTTTAGATCTATAGATAAAAAGAAGAAAGAGCTTGCAAATCTTCAACAACAAGTAAAAACAATCCTTGCTAAATATACAGAAAGAGGACCCGATGGTAATCTTAAACTTAAAGATGTAGCTGGATATAAGAACGCTGTTGGAAATATTCCTGATAGAATTAAGCTTCTCAAAGCCCAGATAGACAAAGTAGAAAATCCTAAATTAGATTCAGATGAAGAAGACAATTAGTATTATAGTAATATGCCTTTTAGCTTTAATAGCAGTATGGTATGTATTCATTTACAAAGCACCTAAATTTGATACTAAGCCTTTTGAACAAAAGATTGATTCACTTGAAAATAGTATTGACTCTATACAAATAGAAAATATTCATTTAGAAGGTGCTATCAGCGTATTAGAACAAGATAATGAATACTTGGTAGTTAAAGTAGTTAAATTAAATGAAAAAGTCTTAGATTTGAAAGGTGATCTTAAAGACGCTAAAAACGCTTTAAAATACACTCCTACTCAAGTAGATAGTTTCTTTGTATCTAAGTATCCTAATGAATATATTTTAGTATCTCAAGATACAACACAACTTCCTTTAGAGGTAAGTAAAGCAGTTGTTGTTGATCTTCAAGAAGGAGAAACAAATGAGAAGTTAGTGGTAGCTCAAGATAGTATTATAGTTACTTTAGATCAATCTCTTAAAAATCGTGAAGAAGTTATTATTAAGTTAAGAGATAAAGAAGCTAACTATATCCAAATAGATAAAAATAAATCAAGCCAAATTGACAACTATAAAATACAAGTTGATGGTTTGAAAACAGAAGTAAAAAAAGCTGATCGCAAACTTAAATTTGGTAGATTCCAAAAAGTAGCATTAGGCGCTGCGATCATAGGTTTATTAATAATAAAGTAATGTCTGATAACCAGATATCGATAAAAGAAAAGATTAGAGAAGAGTTTGTCAAATGTGCGACAGATCCTGTATACTTCATGAAAAAGTACTATATGATCCAGCACCCACAAAGAGGTAGGCAGTTCTTTAGTCTTTATCCGTTTCAAGAAAAGGTTCTTAAACTGTTTCAGAAACATGACTATTCAATCATAAATAAGTCAAGACAGTTAGGTATATCTACCTTAGTATCTGCTTACTCATTATGGTTAATGCTCTTTAACAAAGATAAAAACGTTCTTGTTATTGCTACTAAGCAAGACACCGCCAAAAACATGGTAACTAAAGTAAGATTTGCTTACCAGAACTTACCAAGTTGGCTTAAGATAGGAACGGCTGAAGATAATAGACTTAGTCTAAAATTAGTAAACGGTTCTCAAATAAAAGCAGTATCTGCCGCCGGTGATGCTGGTCGTTCTGAAGCTGTGTCTTTACTGGTTATAGATGAGGCTGCGTTTATTGATCGTATTGAAGAAATATTTACTGCTGCTCAACAAACATTGGCAACAGGTGGTGGATGTATAGCTTTATCTACTCCTAATGGTGTGGGTAATTGGTTTCATAAAACATATACGTCTGCTCAAGAAGAAAAGAATAGGTTTTTACCGATCTCTCTTCCTTGGACAGTTCATCCTGAACGTAATCAAGATTGGAGAGATGAGCAAGATACAATATTAGGTAAGCGTAATGCTGCTCAAGAGTGTGATTGCGACTTTGCCACATCAGGTAATACAGTTATAGAACCAGATGTACTAAATTGGTATGAGCAAAATATGATCTCAGAACCAATAGAAAGGCGTGGATTAGATAAAGCATTGTGGTTATGGGAATATCCCGATCCAATGAAATATTATGCTCTGGTTGCTGACGTTGCACGTGGTGATGGTAAAGATTACTCTTCTTTTCACGTTATAGATATAGAATCTGTAACTCAAGTAGCAGAGTATAAGTCTCAAATAGATACTAGAGATTACGCTAATATAATATTAAGTGTTGCATCTGAATATAATAATGCTCTAGTTGTAATTGAAAATGCTAATATAGGTTGGGATGTAATTCAAACAATATTAGAAAGAGGTTATAACAATGTACATTATAGTTATAAGCAAGATCAAAACATGGACTTTACCAAGTATGTAGATAGATTTAATACTCAGACTGGTTTAGTTCCTGGCTTTAGTACAACAGAAAAAACTAGGCCTTTAGTTATAGAAAAGATGAGAGATTTTATAGAGACTAAATTAGCAAATATAAAGTCAATAAGACTTTTAGAAGAGTTAAGAGTCTTTATTTGGAAAAATGGTAAAGCACAAGCAATGCAAAGTTATAATGATGACTTAGTTATGTCTTTTGCTATCGCAATGTATTTAAGAGAAACAAGTCTTAGATATAGAAAGACAGCAGAAAATTTAACTTATGCTGCATTAAATAGTTTTACTAGAACTCAAGATGATAGTATTAGTTATAATGCTAACAATCAATATAATCAAAACCCTTGGGCTATGAATATTAATACTCCTATGGGTGAAGAAACACAAGATTTAACTTGGTTAATTTAATAATATGGCAGAACAACAACCGCAAAAACAAAACAATTTATTCTCTACCTTAAGACGTCTGTTTTCTACAGATGTTATCATTCGTAATGAGGGTGGAGATATGCTTAAAGTAATTGACACAGATACTATACAAAGATCTGGTGTTATTCAAACCAACTCTTTAATTGATAGATTTAATAAGGTATATACTACATCAACAGCTTATGGTGTAAACCTTAACTTAGCACAGAACTATCAATCAGCAAGGGTTCAAATATATGCAGACTATGACGCGATGGATACAGATGCTATTTGTTGTTCAGCATTAGATATCGTAGCAGACGAATGTACACTTAAAAATGAACAAGGTGAAGTATTACAAATTAGATCTTCTGATGAAAACATTCAGAAACTCCTCTACAATTTATTTTATTCTGTACTTAATATTGAATTTAATCTTTGGTCTTGGGTTCGCAACATGGCTAAATACGGTGACTTCTACCTCAAATTAGAGATAGCAGAAAACTATGGAGTTTATAATGTGATTCCTTTTTCAGCATATAATATTATTCGTGAAGAAGGATACAATCCAGAAAACCCGCAAGAGGTAAGATTTAAGTATGATCCAAATGCAACTCTGGCTTCATCTACAGGATATAGTTCACAAAAAAACAATGATACAGGTATTTGGTTCGATAACTTTGAAATGGCGCACTTCAGATTAACTGGAGATGTTAACTATCTTCCTTATGGTAGATCTTATTTAGAACCAGGTCGTAAGTTGTTTAAGCAGTATGTATTGATTGAAGATGCCATGTTGATTCATCGTATTGTAAGAGCACCTGAAAGACGTATTTTCTATGTAAATGTAGGAGCTATACCTCCAGGTGAAGTAGATAATTACATGCAGAAGATGATTCAAAAGATGAAAAAAACTCCTTTGATTGATCCAAATACAGGTAATTATAATCTTAAATACAATCAGCAAAACCTATTAGAAGACTTCTTTATCCCTGTAAGAGGTAACGATACATCTACTAAAATAGATACCGCAAAAGGTCTTGATTATAATGGTATTGAAGACGTAGCTTATTTCCGTGAAAAGTTATTTGCAGCCCTTAAAATACCTAAAGCTTTCATGGGTTATGAAAAAGACTTAACTGGTAAAGCAACACTTGCTGCAGAAGATATTCGTTTTGCTAGAACTATTGAAAGATTACAAAGAATTATCATTAGTGAATTAACTAAGATTGCATTAGTTCACTTATACGCACATGGATATACTAATGAGTCTGCCGCTAACTTTAGCCTTTCATTAACTAACCCATCTATTATTTACGATCAAGAAAGGATAGCACTCTTTAAAGAGAAGATTGATTTGGCTAAACAAGCAATGGAAGGATCATTATTACCTAGAGACTTTATTTACGATAAGATATTCCACTTCTCTGAAGATCAATATGCTGAACTTGAAGATATGATTATTGAAGATAAGAAGAGGGAGTTTAGATATGCTCAGATCCAAGAAGAAGGCAATGATCCTGCAGAATCAGGACAGGCATACGGAACGCCTCACCAGATAGCTAGTCTATATGGAGGCAAAGAAGATTCTATGTTGAATGTACCTTATGGTTATGATGAGAAAAAGCCTGGTCGTCCAAAAGCTGTAACTTCTATCATTGGTACTGATAATTCTAGATTTGGTCGTGATCCAATTGGTCAAGCTGCTTATAGTAAAAATGCAGAAAGAGGAGAGGATGATATGAAGCCAAATTATAAAGGAGGTAGCCCATTAGCATTGGAAGGAACAATGGCCGAATATTTAAAGAATAAAAGTACTTTGAATGCAATGACAAAAAAACACCAAAGAAAAGTTAATTTGTTTGAGCAACCAGATCTTTTAAGTGAAGACAATATAATTAATGGTTTAGATTAAATATTTAGATATTTATTACTAGCGGACTCGTAAAAAAACTATGGCAATAAAACATTCCAAATATCGCAATACTGGTATTTTATTTGAACTACTAGTTAGACAGACCACTTCCGATCTTTTGAATAATCAAGATTCAAAGGCTGTTAAGATACTTAAAAAGTATTTTACAAATACAGAATTAGGTAAAGAATATGGCCTTTATAGTGCCTTTTCAACCAGTCCTAAACTATCGGAAGGTAAAGCTGAAATTTTAGTTTCTACTCTTGTTGAGCAATATAATAAACTTGACTATGAGAAAATAAACAAACTAAAATATAACTTGATAAAAGAAATTAAGCAGAACTACGATTTAGATAATTTCTTTAAGGCTAAAATAGATAACTACAAGCCTTATGCTTCAATTTATACTATTCTTGAGTCACAGAACTCAAAGATATCAGATACTAAACAGTTGATTATAAACAAAATTAATCTTCTTGAACACTTAACAAAGCAAGATCTTTCTGATTCTAAGGCTCCTAAGTCTATAGTAGAAGATCTTATGAAGGAAGACAAAGAGATCAGACTTTTGGCTTATAAGCTAATGGTTGAGAAGTTTAATAACAAGTATCAAGACATGTCTGAAAAGCAGAAAAAAGTATTAAAAGAATATATTACCAACATTTCTGATACAAAAAATCTCAAAACATATTTAAATAGTCAGTTAGATGAAATTCAAAAAGAACTAACTGAATTAAAAGAGTCTTCAAAAGACCAGGTTGTTAAAATCAAATTAGAAGAAGTATTAAAATTTGTAAGTCCTATTAAAGAAAATCAGTCTATTAAAGATGAGACTATAACAGGAATTTTACAATATTTTGATTTGATTGACGAGTTAAAAAACAACCAATAATGTCTAAGTTTAACAATCAATTTGCTACTCAAAAACTTCGCCAAGAAATGTCTGTGACTGGTACTGGAGCTACTTTTACTCCTGGAACTGGTGAACAAACTGCTCCTAGAGCAACTAAGAAAGTAGTTAAAAAGAAGTTAACCCCAGAAGAAAAAGACGTCGAACCTAAATTAGCAGCAGGTAAAGCTAAAGTATATATGAAAGATAAATGGGGTTGGAAAGACGCTCCATCTGTTCCTAATCGTCCATCAAAAGGTGGTTTTATCTACAAACAATTATTTGAAGAGCTAAATGACTTTGTTAAAGAGAATAAACTCAATATAAAGAATATTGGAGACTTTAATTATAATATGAGTATGCTAGGTTTAGCGGCTCAACAAATGAGAGATGAACAAATGTTTAATACTCTCGCTAAATTAAGATCTCAAACAGACTTAATGTCTGCTATAGCTATTCTTGATGAGATAAAAATGAAGATAGAAAATGCACAAAATCTAGATAGAATAACTAAAAAAGATGCATTAAAAGCAATAGAGAATATCAGAAATGAATATGAACCTGAGGAACAAGACGGTGATGAAGATAGCTATGATTGGTTTACTAATAGTAATATAAATGAAAGTTATTCTAAGTTTAAAACTGAAACTAAAACCAGAGGCAAATCAGATCAATTCCATCAAGCAGTTCGTGAAGTAAGAAGGAAGGTACAGGAAATTAATAGACTATTTGAATACGTAAGCCGCCTAAAATCAGAGCTATCTGAAGGTGAAGGTGGTCTTAAATATAAAATGCATACAGAAAAAGCCCTTGCAAAAATCAAGGAAATGGTTTCAGAACTTAATCAAAACATAAAAAAGTTTAAGTAATGGCAAAAGCAAAAGGTTCAGGTGGCGCAGCTAAAGTTACATTTGGTAAAAGAAGAAAAGGAAAAGCACAAAAATCATTTAACAAACACGACCGTTCTGAAAAGAATTATCGTGGACAGGGAAGATAAATATTTATTAGCATGAGAACAATTGAATTATATCGTAAGCATAAAGCCGGTGAAGTAAGTCGTGAGAAGTTTCTTTACGAAGTACGCCGTGATAAAAATCTTCCTTGGGTAACCAATGTTACTTCTTTTGATGATGCTGTAAGAATCCTTAAAAATAAGGGCGTAATTAGTGAAGCTGAGATCAGTGAAAATTATGAAGTACATTATTCAGATGGAGTTAGGCAATCTAAAAAGTTTAAAGATATAAATCAAGCTATGTCTTTTGCTAAGTCGTTGGTAAGTACTAATGACAAATTACAACACGTAGATATATTTAAAGCAGGACCTAATTTTAATTCAACAGCAGATACTGATGCAGTAGTTGCTTGGTGGGGAGACGGTTCTTTTATGGATAATAAGTCAAAAAATGATCCAAAATTAGCTGCTAAAAAAATGTCTTTAAGCGAAGAAACTGATCAAGAAAGAGATACACGCCGCAAAGAGGGTGATAAAGAGATGGATCAAACTTTGTTGACTTTTTTAAAGAATTTAAACGATAAATCTCCTACAGACCATATCGCTCAAAAGATTAAAGATCAAGAAGCAGAGATGATTAAAAAATATGGTTCTTTAAATGAGGTTGATAATAATATTCCTACAGATCCTGCAGTCGATAGAGTAAATCCGTACTTCTTGAAAAGAGGAGTGCAGATGTTATTAGCTAAAGAAAAAGAACTTACTAATGATTCATATATTAAAGCTCTAAATAAAGCTGCATCAATGCTTGAAAAGAATCCTCATGCATTTGATGAAGAGATGTTTGCTAATGCAAAAGATGTAGAAAAGGCAGATGCTAAGCTTGAAACTGAAGAAGTTAAAAAAGCTAATCATAAGAATAAGGCTAACGAAATGAAGAAAGTAAAGGTTAAATCCTTAAAAGAGTCTGCTATCGAAGACCTTACTACGCATCTTAAAAAAAAAGATTTAGTTAACGAAGATAGCCACTGGAAACATCATGTGGGTTCAGAAGTGCATACTCCTGATGGTCAAGGTAAAGTAATTGAAATAGTTGGTGGTACATTTACTGTTGAAATGAAAGATGGTACCCAAAAAGATTATCAGATTAATACTGTAGATCATTTTACTCAAAAGTCACAAGAACAAGAGCCTACTCAAGGAGCGCAATCAGAACCAACTGTAAAAGATATGTGGGCAAACTGGGATAAGAATCAAGCAAAACCTTTTGGTGGCATGGTAGGAGATCCTGAACAATTTAAAAAGCCTTTAGATTTATCTAAAATCAAACAATACATGGAAATGTATAAGGATGATAAAAAGAAAATGAAAAAACTTAAAGAGGTTTTAAAAAAATTGAAAGAAGCTTATGTTATAAAAACAGTTGGATCAAATACTGTTGTCGGAGCTGGAAAAAATGATAGTATGGGTAAAAACCAAGCTAAAGGAATAGAACAAAATACTGGAGAGCCATTAAAAATTGTAAATTTAAAAACAGGCCAAGAACAAAATGTCTAAACAACTCTTAATAGAATACAACGCTTTCCAACCACTTCCTCAATCATTGACTGAAGGTCGTCGTTTAGCTAATGGTAATATGGTAGTATCCGGACTTGTTCAGGCTACTGATAAACCTAACGCAAATAGAAGAATATATCCTTATCAAACTTTATTTGAGCAAGTACAAAAATATATTGCTGGACCAATTGCAGAGAATAGAGCTTTAGGAGAACTAGATCATCCAGAGTCTTCTATTATTAACCTTAAAAATGTTAGTCATAATATAATAAGACTTTTCTGGGAAGGTAAAGATTTATATGGAGATGTTGAAATTCTTCCTACACCTTCTGGAAATATATTAAAAGAATTGTTTAAGAATAATATTACTGTTGGTATTTCATCTAGGGCTATGGGTTCTGTTACTCCAATTGGTGAAGGTCTTGTTCAAGTTGAAGATGATCTAGATCTTATTTGTTGGGACTTTGTATCTACACCATCAACTTATGGTGCATACATGAAACCTGTAGCAGGATTAAGAGAATCAGTAGATCATACAATAATTCAACGTAAAGAAAGTAAAGTGCATCAATTAATATCAGATATTATCTGCTCCCAATCAGGTATTTGCTGTATTAAATAATGGATAACTCACTAGAAATATTAAGGTTAAAGAAGTTAGCAGGACTTTTATCAGAAAGTGAAGTACATGAATTAGGTTTAAAAGACCTTGGTATTGGTGCTGCAATGGCAGCTAGTTCTATATTTGGTAGTCCACAACAAACTAAAGCTCAAGAACCTCAACAAATAGTGCAACAAGCTAGTGATGATATTGATATTACAAGTTCTAAAGCTGCAAAACAAATTGAAAAACAAGGTTATAAACCTGCAGCTGGTGGATTGCCTATTGATATATCTATAGAAAGACTGCAAGATATAATAGGTAAAGGAATGAAAATAGTACAAGGTAAAGGTGTAGGAACTACTCAATCAGCAGCACAAATGGCTGCAACTCAAAAAGCAAAATCAAAAGCATCAGGCCAAATAACACAGACTAATATAACTTTCTATAAAACTCTAGATAACGGAAATATTGAAGTTATAGTATTTTTAGGTAGTAAATAAAAAATATTTCTAAGTTTATGTATTTTACTACAAACTTAGATATTTATGGTATATGCGCCATGATCTAATATGGCACTACTATAAAAAAATCCTTATATTGCTTTCATAATCTAATAAGCAATCCCCGACACAATCTTATAAACATGAGCAAATTGTATCAAGACGCTATCCTTGATGCTAAAGCCTTAAGAGCATCTGCTATGGCAAACGCCAAAGCTGCGCTTGAAGAAGCTTTCGAACCTAAGATTCAAGAGATGCTTCGTTTGAAGTTATCTGAAGAATTGGATGAAGTAGAAGATCTTAAAGAAGATGAGGCTGAAGTAGAACAAGATATAGCAAACATGGAAGAAACCTATTCTGAAGATGGAATGGAAGAAAACCTTGACATCAATGAGGCTGAGTTAGAAGAAATTCTTGCTCAACTCGAAGAACTTTCTAACGTTGATGAAGTTGGCCACGATAAACCAGAAATGGAAGAGGCTAAGCACGATGAAATGAAAGAAGAAAATTTAAACGAAGCTGAAGAAGAAGAAGCTGAAGAAGAAGAGGAAGAAGTTGAAGGTGGAGAAGAAGTTGGTGACGAAACTAAAATTATCGACATCACTCTTGGTGACCTTAAACAAGTTCTTCAATCTGTAATGGCCGGATCACAAGATATGGGCATGGACGTTCCTTCTGACGAAGCAGACGCTGATTCTGAAGCTGAAGCTGAAATTTCATTAGACGAAATTCTTGCTGAACTTGAAGCAGAAGGTATTGAAGAAGCTAAAGATTCTGAACCTGAGCTTGAAGAGAAAAAGGAAGAAAAAGACGAAAAGAAAGACAAAGTAGAAGAAGAGCTTGAAGAAGCTAATGCTACTATTGAAGAACTTCGTCAAAGCCTACAAGAGGTTAATCTTCTTAATGCAAAATATCTTTACATGAATAAGTTGTTCAAAGCTAAGACTTTGACTGAATCTCAAAAAGTAAAAGTAATTAATGCTCTTGATCGCGCTACATCTGTAACTGAGGTTAAGAACACTTTTGAAACTTTGAAAGAATCTTTCGAATCTAAAAAGCAACTTAAAGAATCAATTGGTTTTGCTTCACAAGCAGCTGGTATAGCTCCTAAACAACCTATTATCGAGCAAGATAATATGATGAGTAGATGGCAAAAACTTGCTGGAATCAAATAACAAAAAACAAAATTAATAACAAAATGGCAAATTTAGTACAATCTTTATTGACTGAATCCGCTAATACAGCTTTCTCTGATCAACATGGTGTTGCTCAGCGTCTTGCTAAAAAGTGGAGCAAGTCAGGCCTTCTCGAGGGCATGCAAGATTACGACGCTAACAACATGGCGGTAATCCTCGAAAACCAAGCTAAACAGCTTGTAGTTGAATCTTCTAATACTAACGGTGGTCTTAATTCTGGCGGTGCTACCTTTACTCCTGGTACTGGTGAGCAGTGGGCTGGTGTAGCTCTTCCATTAGTTCGTAAGATCTTTGGTCAAATCGCTGCTAAAGAATTCGTTTCTGTACAGCCTATGAATCTTCCTGCTGGTTTGGTATTCTATCTTGATTTCCAATACGGAAACACTAAGAATCCTTTCACTGCTGGTGATTCTATTTATGGTACTCCAAGTGCAAACTTTGGTAACCTTGCTGAAGGTGCTCTTTATGGTGCTGGTCGCTTTGGTTATTCTTTGAACCAATTTTCAGCTTCTGGCGTAACTGCTACTGCAGCTACTGCATCTTATGCTGAGATTGAATTCAATGTTAACTTTTCTGCATCTGTTGCTGCTGGTCAAGTTAAAAAACTTACTGTTGCAACTTCTTCTTTAACTACTCCAAATCTTGATGGAGTACGTGCATTTATTGTTACTTCTGGATCAGTATCTGTTGCTGATAACTTGCAGCAGTTTACTAGACTTAATGGTGCTAACATTGATTTCTTTGTTACTGCATCTACAGCAGAAATTCCAACATTGAATGCTTTTGTTGTTTATTATAACAAAGCTACTGATTTCAACAGTCGTGGTGATTTTGAAGATAGAACTGGTAACCCATCTGTTCCAAACAGTTTGTCTGCAACTTCTATCGTTATCCCTGAGATCAATGTTCAAATGAAGTCTCAAACAATCAGTGCTAAAACTCGTAAGTTGAAAGCACAATGGACTCCAGAATTTGCACAAGACTTGAATGCTTACCATTCTCTTGACGCTGAAGCTGAATTGACTGGTCTTCTTTCTGAGCATATCTCTCTTGAGATTGACTTGGAAGTATTGGATATGTTAATTCAAAACGCTCCAACTATTGAGTACTGGTCAGCTAAAGTTGGTGAGCAAATCAACTCAACAAACACTGCTTTCACAAGCAATACTGCTGGTGTTTATTACACTCAAATGAGCTGGTTCCAGACTTTGGGTATCAAACTTCAGAAAGTATCTAATATCATCCATCAGCGTACTTTACGTGGTGGTGCTAACTTCATGGTAGTTTCTCCTTCTGTAGCTACAATTCTTGAGTCTATCCCAGGATTTGCTGCTGATACTGATGGTGCAGCTGATACAATGAAGTATGCTTTTGGTGTACAAAAAATCGGTCAGTTGAACAGCCGTTACAAGGTTTATAAAAACCCTTACATGCTTGAGAACGTTATCTTGCTCGGTTTCCGTGGCAATCAGTTCCTTGAGTGTGGCGCTGTTTACTCTCCATATGTTCCATTGATCATGACTCCACTTGTGTACGATCCAAATACCTTCACTCCAAGAAAAGGTATTATGACTCGTTACGCAATGACTATGGTACGTCCTGAATACTATGGCTTGGTAGTAGTAGCTGATCTTAACGTAGTGTAATTTAACTCTACTATAGATTATAAAAGCCCAACCCCGTAAGGTTGGGTTTTTTATTTACTATTGATCAATATTTATTTGAAAGGCGTTATAATATGGTTGACAAAAGTGCTAAGCGTAGACCCAAGAATGAGATTAGGTTTCAAGTACAACTTAATGAAGAACAAAAAGAAGCCAAATTAGTTATACTAAATAACAAAATAACTGTTTTAAAAGGACAAGCAGGTTCAGGTAAATCTTTAGTTGCAGCACAAATAGCACTTGATTTATTGTTTCGTAAAGAAGTTGAGAAAGTTATTTTAACAAGACCTGCAGTTACATCAGGTGAAGATATTGGTTTTTTACCCGGTTCTAAAGATGATAAATTAGCTCCTTATACAGCGGCTATATATGATAACATGTACAGATTATACAATAAGGAAAAGATAGATAAAGAATTAGCAGAAGGTAATATTGAAGTAATACCTTTAGCTTTTATGAGAGGAAGGAATTTAACTAATTGTTGCGTAGTAGTAGATGAAGGTCAAAATATAACTCATAGACAAATGGAGTTATTATTAGGTAGAATTTGTCAAGGTAGTAAAATGATTATATGTGGAGATACTGCTCAGATAGATTTAAAAGATAAAAAAATAAGTGGTTTTAATTTCATATGCACTAATTTTAAAGAAGTGCCAGGTTTTGCAGTAGTCACTTTGAAAACAAATCATCGTGATCCAATAGTAGAACATATTCTTGAAATATATAAAGCACACGATTAATGGCATCTACAGCAACAACAGTAATATATGATGGAACTCCTGGAGCAATTTCAGGTTCTACTCCATTTGGTTTCTATGATTCAGATCCTAATTTCCAATCAGACGGTCCTAAAGTAGCAAACTATTGTGCTCGTAAGTTAGGATATCCTATAATGGAAGTAGAATTACAAGATATAAATTTTTATGCTTGTTTTGAAGAAGCTGTTTCTGTTTATGCAGAAGAACTTTATCAATCTAAAATAAAAGATAATTATCTTTCTTTAGAAGGTGCATCTACAGGATCATCTTTAAATAATACTGTAGTTGTTCCTAATTTAAATTCTATAATTACTGTAGCAGGAAATTACGGCACTCCAATTCAAGTAGGAGGATATGTTGATCAATATAAAGCACCTTTATACTTAACATCTAGTCAACAAACATATGATTTACAAGCATGGGCGCTATCAGGAAGTTTAATATCAACTGGAGATAGAATCTCTATTAATAGAATATATTACGAAGGACAACCTGCAATTAATCAATATTACGATCCTTATATTGGAGGTAGTATTAACTATCAAGGTGCAACTGAAAACTTTGGTTGGGCAAGTTATTCTCCTGGCTTAAACTTTGTTTTGTTTCCTATTTATTGGGATATATCTAGAATACAAGAGATTGAAATGTCAAATAATGTTAGACGATCAATGTACTCTTTTTCTATAACAAATAATAAATTAACCATATTCCCTTGGCCTGATAAAGATGGTATTGTTGTATGGGTTGATTATGCAAAAGAAAGTGAATTAAAAAGAATATCAGGAAATAGTCCTTATGGCAGTGATCAAAGTTTAATTACTAATCCTGGTTTAGCTCCTTATTCAAATATAACATATAGACAAATCAATCATCCGGGTAGACAATGGATCTATGAATATACTTTAGCTTTAGCTTCAGAGCTTCTTGGTTTAATTAGAGGTAAGTATTCACAAATACCTGCACCTGGTTCAGAAGTTACTTTGAATGCTGCTGACTTGATTAGTAAAGGTCGTGAACAACAAACTGCTCTTAGAGAAAGACTTAGAGGTGATTTTGAAGATATGAGTCGTAGAGCACAATTAGAGCGTAAACAATCTGAAAATCAATCAATATCGAGTACATTAAATGAGGTGCCGATGTTTATATACATAGGATAATATGGCAATGTTTGGATCGACTAGGGACGTAGCTACATTTAAGATCTTTACAAAAGAGATCGTTGAAGATATAGTATCTCAACAAGTAGGCTATTATAAAATAAAGTTAAATGACACTCCTGTAAATATGTATGGTGAAGCTTTAACTAAATATTTTATTGGCCCTGTTTTAATTCCATGTTTAATAGTAAGAGGAGATTTTAATACAGTAGGTACAGACTACGGTCCTGATACAGAAAGATCTGTTGATTTTAGATTTTTTAAAGACCATTTAATTGAAGCCAATATAGTTCCAGAAGTTGGTGATGTAGTTATGTATAATGAAATTTATTATGAAATAAGTAATAATAATGAAAACCAGTTAATATTAGGTAAAGATCCTGATTATTCTTATTCAACATCAGTTGAAGGATTTGGTCAATCATATTCTATTATTTTAACTGGATACTATGTTAATCCTGACAAACTTGGTATAACTAAAGAAAGATTATAATGGCGATACAAGTAGTTAGACCTGAGAATAGAAAAGAATTTATGAGTAAACTCATTGGTCCTGCTTATGCACCAAATGAGGGTACTGTACAAAAACCTTTTTCTGAACCAACTAAATTAGGACAACCTGAAAATAACAGAGCTTATGAAATAAGTGAAAGAAAAGATGGTGATAAAGATTTTACTATTGGAATTAAAGATGTTGATGAGGCATTGATGTATTATTTTAATAATCATCTTAAACTATCTGTAATTCAAAATAATTCTAAACTAACTGTTCCTGTAATTTATGGCACTCCTGAAAACTGGAAAAGTGTTCAAAGAGATGGTTATTATAGAGATCAATATGAAAAACTAATGGCTCCTCTTTTAATGTTTAAAAGAAGTTCTATAGCTCAAAATCGTGATCTAGGATATAAGTTAGATGGTAACCAAGTTTATAATGTTCAGTTATTTAAAAAAGCTTTTACTCAAAAAAATATTTATAGTAATTTTAATATACTAAATAGCAGATCTCCTGAAACAAAGTATGTAGTATCAGCCACTCCGGATTATATAACGGTAGAGTACCAATGTATTGTATGGACTTATTTTGTTGAGCAGATGGATAAGCTTATAGAATCATTGAACTTCGCATCCAGAAGCTATTGGGGTGACCCTAATCGCTTTCTTTTCTACAGTTCAATTGAATCATTTGAAGATAGTATAACGTACGATATTGGTGATAACCGTGCGGTTAGAACAAACTTTAATATTACTTTAAATGGATATCTAATTCCTGATACTTTAAATAAAAAGTTAGCCACACCATCTAATGCTTATGGAATTTCTAAAGTAATATTTGGACTAGAAACTTCTACAGGAACTGAAGAGTTTAGTGCTAGAGTTAAAAAAGGTAGGTCTGGAGGATCTAAATCTGTACTATTAAATGATTCTGTGAATATAGTAAATAATATAACTAATAATACTGGAACTGATATAGCAGCAATAACTTATTTAAATACTAATAAAACAGTTACAGGAGCGTTTGTATCAGCGAATACAGTAACATTCCCTAATGGATTCTTAGATGCACCTACTGGACTTCCTGCAACTAGCGTAACTAATTTTACATTCTTTGTAAATGGTCAATATATAGAACCTACAAGTATAGTAAGCTTTACAAATAATACAACGTCTTCTACATTAATACTAAATACTACTGCTTTACAATATAATTTAGAAGCATCTGATGTTATTATAGGAGTAGGTAAATTTAACTAATATGGCAAGGTTAAAATTTAAACAAATATTATCTAATCTTCAATATAATGAAGCTAATTCACAACTAACTTTAAGTGGTAGTGGACAAAGTAATGACTTCGTTATATCAGGATCTGTCTATATAACTTCTACATCTCAAAAGACAGGTTCATTGACTATACAAAATATTGATTCTTTTGGAGATTCTGGCAGCTTTGATACTATGGATTTAGGAGATTACTAATATTTATACGTGAGGCTATATAGTCTTTCATAAAGTATATACTAAACCAACAAAGGACAGATGTCAAACCAGTTTCTTAAACTTCGCAGATCCGCAGTACCTGGTAGAATTCCCGATACAGCGTCTTTACAATTTGGTGAGATAGCACTTAATACCTATGATGGTTTAGCATTTATTAAAAAATCTGGTTCTAATGGTGAACAAATAGTTACAATAGGTAATACATCTGGTTCATTTACAGGATCTTTTTTTGGCACAGCAAGTTGGGCAGTAAATGCACTTACCGCATCTAATACTCCTAATGCATTTGTAACAGCTATACAAGTATTTCCAGATACTATTCAATTAATTAAAGGTAATGGAGATACTGAAAACTACAATATTAATGATGTAGTACAGGCGCAAAATGCAACCTTAGCTTCAACAGCATCATCAGCAGACGATTTTATAGTAAGAGGTACATTAACAGCTCAAACTATTGTAGCTCAAGTTATAACATCGTCAATTCAATATGTAACAGGATCAACTATATTTGGCTCTGAGTTATCTAATACACACGAGTTTACAGGTTCAGTAAATATTACTGGATCATTAACTATAAACGGCTCTTCGTTTACTGCTGCTACTAGTGGAACTAGTGGCACTGCAGGTTCATCAGGTAGTTCAGGTACTAGTGGTTCATCAGGATCATCTGGTACAAGTGGATCATCTGGCAGTTCTGGAAGTACTGGAACATCAGGATCTTCAGGTTCATCTGGCAGTTCTGGAGAATCAGGCACAAGTGGTAGCGCTGGTTCAAGTGGAACATCAGGCTCTAGCGGTAGTTCAGGCACGTCGGGTTCTACAGGAACATCTGGTAGTGCAGGAACTTCTGGTACGTCTGGATCTAGTGGCACAAGTGGAGAAAGTGGTACAAGCGGATCTAGCGGTACTTCTGGTTCATCAGGCTCTACAGGAACATCAGGATCTTCAGGTAGTGCAGGTACTAGTGGTAGCTCTGGTTCTTCAGGAAGTAGTGGCAGTTCTGGAACATCAGGAACAGGATTTAATACTATTAGCAATGCAGGTCAAGGCAGAATAATATTGTCTGATGGTACAACAAATGCAGCAACTGCATCGTCTAATTTAACTTATACAAATAATACTTTATCTATAACCGGCTCTCTTATTCAAGGATTAGAGGGGAATATAGCAACAGGAGAATATTCACATGCTGAAGGAAGTATTACTAAAGCAATAGGAGACTATTCACATGCCGAAGGAGATTTTACCCAAGCAAAAGGAAATTACTCACATGCTGAAGGTCAAGAAACAATAGCATCAGGATCTTATTCACATGCCGAAGGATTACAAACAATAGCATTAGCTAACTATCAACACGTACAAGGCCAATATAACTCTGTATCATCTGTGCCTGCAGCTTTTATTGTAGGTAATGGAACTGACGATGGTAATAGAAGTAATCTTATATACGCTGCAGGAAATGAAGTGCAGATATCAGGATCTCTACAAGTATCAGGAGGTATTACAGGGAGTTTAAATGGTACTGCTAGTTGGGCTCAAAATTCCCTAACCGCATCTTCAGCTGATAATTTTACAGTAAGAGGCACTTTAACTGCACAAACAATTGTAGTTCAAACAATTACATCGTCTGTTGATTTTGTAACAGGATCTACTAGATTTGGATCGCAACTATCTAATACACATCAGTTTACTGGTAGTGTTTCTGTAACTGGTTCTTTAGCTGTTAAAGACCTTACACTAAATAACTTATCTCGTTTTGTAGTTATAGACGAAACTACAGGACAATTATATTATAATACAGCTGGGGCTTCTGGCTCATCAGGTACAAGCGGTACATCAGGTTCAAGTGGAACATCTGGTAGCTCAGGTACATCTGGCCAAAATGGTTCTTCTGGTACTTCTGGCACTAGCGGAACATCTGGATCTACGGGTACTAGTGGTAGCGCAGGATCTTCAGGTTCAACAGGTACTTCAGGATCTAGTGGTAGCACTGGAACTTCTGGCTCTAGTGGTACAGCAGGATCTTCTGGTTCATCAGGTAGTTCAGGGTCTACAGGAACTAGCGGATCTAGTGGATCTTCTGGAACATCTGGAAGCTCAGGCACTTCTGGAGTAAACGGAACTAGTGGATCTTCTGGAACATCTGGTTCTTCTGGATCTACAGGTACAAGTGGATCTGCAGGCACGTCTGGTTCTAGCGGAACTAGTGGTTCAAGTGGTAGTACTGGTACATCTGGTAGTGCAGGTACATCTGGATCATCGGGTTCGAGTGGTAGTTCTGGCACCTCAGGCACAGGATTCAATACTATTAATAATCCTGGAGCTAATAGAATAATATTATCTGATGGCACAACTAATGCTGCAACTGCCTCATCTAATTTATCTTTTTCTAATAACGTACTACAAGTAACTGGTAGCATATCAAGTAACGGAACAATAACTGCTCAGACTCTTATTGTTCAAAATATTACTGCTTCTCAAGAATATATTACTGGTTCAACAATATTTGGAAGTTTACTAACTAATACGCATCAATTTACTGGTTCAGTAAACATTACTGGATCATTAACTATAAATGGAACTTCATTTACTACAGCTACTAGTGGTACATCAGGTACTTCTGGATCTAGTGGAACTTCTGGCTCATCTGGAACCTCAGGAACTAGTGGATCTGCAGGTACTAGTGGTTCTACTGGAACATCTGGATCTACAGGAACTAGTGGTTCATCTGGTGTAAGTGGAACTTCTGGAAGTTCAGGTAGTACTGGTACCTCTGGTTCTACAGGCACGAGTGGAAGTTCAGGCACTTCTGGTTCTAGCGGATCTAGTGGCTCTTCTGGTACTTCTGGTGCAAATGGATCTAGTGGTTCTAGTGGTTCTAGCGGAAGTGCAGGATCTTCTGGAACAAGTGGTGCTAATGGTTCATCAGGCAGTTCAGGTACTGCAGGTACATC